TCAAGGCTGAATGATATTGAGTATTCTAGTAACTGAAAAAAGGGGCCTTGGCCCCCTTTGCTATCACTTCTTGCCAGCCATAATGACCTTATGTTCACCTTGAAAATTAATATCAAAGTCCGTGCCATCAAGGGATCGGAGAACATCTGTTAGTGATTCACCTACCGCACCACGGCTAGGGTCTGGGTTTGGGTCATAAATATCTTTGGTACCTGAAACTGCCCCTTGGAAAGTCCAGTTTCCTTGATCATCAATTTTCAAGGTACCTTGAGCTAATAACGAAATACGGCCAAGATAAGACCATTCCCAATAGCTACTTTCCTTAAAATCATAGCCCATCCATTCATTGATTTGGAAAACACCAACCTGGCCAGACTCAAGCAAGCGGGAGATAGGCGCCATATTGTTTTGATTAAGGTTAAAACTTAGCTTGTCTAAGTTAACAAACATCGGCTCGCCGTTTCCAAAGGTATAATGGAATAAGGCAGCCAAAGGAGCAAAGGCCGAATTAGTTAATTCGGTTTGATCTGTTGGCTTAAAGCCGTCAGACCAAGAACCTTCATAATTACTAAACAAAGCCTCAGTAGGGAATTTAGCTCGACGATCATCTGCGTAGGCTGCTGCGCGCAGCACCCGCAGGATCATATCCATCTGGTTACTGCGCTTAGCGGCTTTACAAGTTTCCAAAATTTGGGCTGTCTTTGTTCCATCTTCACAAGCCTCAATTCTTTCGCCAAGCCTAAGTGCATCTAGTACATCAGGAGAAGAACCGCCAAAATCACGATCAAATACCGAAAAATCGTAAGACGATGTATAACGCGGCGGGGTTCTTGCATCAACGAACAGTGTTTCAGACATAATCACTCCTTAATATTTGCCAAGGCACTCATTTGCCTTAAGATTATAATGTCCCCACAGCCAATCATTTTCAACTACCATTATTTGTATAAGCAATTGATTTATTTCATAACACTTATTCACAGTTTAAAGATGATGCTATCTCTTCTAGTTGCCCAATCGTCAAGTAGCCAGCCATCAACCCAATCCGCATTGGCACATTCATACGTCCCTTTGCATATAGGAAGCCCATAGCGCCAGCGCAGTGTGCTTCCTTTCCTGATGAGTGATAGATGCCCTCTTCGTCGTGGTAGCCACCAGTGGGATACGTTGTTTTGTGACATTGGAAAGGGGTTATGTCGTCAGCAAGCAGGGACTGTTTAATATCGCTTAGTCGATCTTCGCCAATGGCGATGCCATTCTCTTTTAGGAATGGGCAATTGGCGCAGGGCTTCTTTACTGACAGAAAGCGTTTGAAGTTCATAAACGTGGCTCGTTAATGGATGATGCGGAAATGATAAATCGCATTGGAAAGGCGTCTAAGCAGTTTGTTACGGCAGTTCTTAGAAACAGTAGCCTACCAATTATGATGATAAAGCTTTTAGGTATGTTTTGGGGTAAAATGAAAATTAACAAGTAGAAGAACGACTTAATTTACATATGAGGGAATTAGTGATGGGAGAGCAAAGGCTCATAACTTGTGAACACTGCCGAAGTGAAATTCCACATGGTGCCAATGTTTGCAGAGGATGTAAGGCTGAAATCAAGTATGGCACCCCAGGAATTTTCAAGTTTGTGGGCTTTCTATTACCTTTGATAGCCGGCTGGTATGCGGCAAAGTTCTGTGCCTTAACTTTAGGTTTTAATCATACTTTTGCCTATATCGTTTGGGCCATCACAGCCGCTGTAGGTTGGTACTTTGCAAAGAAAATTTTGTCTAATCTCTTTGGCAACTACGTTTCCTTCACTCGATTGAAGAATCATTGATTAACTACGGATCGTAATCTTATTCATTGCCATGATAAGTAAAAGCGCTCTCAAGGAGCGCTTTTCTGTTTACGAACGACGCGGCCATCTGTAAGCATCTTCATATTCGTCTTTTGTCCAAACGTGAGAAATGGCCCTATTTGGTTGATCCGTCAGTTCGTCTAAGTCCAATATTCTTAAGTAATGGAAGTGCGGCCTGTCAAAATCAGGTGATGTCAGTGCGATAAGATCAGCACGGGCTACACTTATTGCAAAATCAGCACCATAATCATAACTGATTAAGCCAACTAAACCAGATATCTTATCAGCGGAAATAGGCTCGTCCATTAGCCCCTTGATGCAGAAATAGTGACCTACATGGCGAACCGGTATGCCTTTTCCTGTATTGGAATTAGCCTTATAGGCTGGAGGGAGAGCATTGCTTATTTTTTTAAAATTTTCTTTTTGTAAATCAAATAGCATAGATGAATCGTGAAGTTTTGCCCAAGCTTCAAGGACAATATCACTATACTGACCAACAATTACAGTAACACCAGGCTGATCATTAGGTTTGCCGTAGGACATAAAAGACGTAGATTTAGTCAAATGCAGAGAGTCATCACACCAAGACCATGAACGTTTCTGAAGCAGGTTGGCTGGAAAAATATCTTTCAACCAAGGTGAATCTTTTTTTAGTGACTCCTCTCGTTGTTTTTTTATTCTCTCATGAAAATCGAGCGGGTTGTCCTTTACATATTCAGCATGAGCTGCCTCTTTCTGGAGGTTATGATAGTTTGGATAACCCATTGAGATGGCGAGAATTTCGTGAACTTCCCCTAATGAAAGAGGCTTGTTCGAGTCACGCTTTTCAAAATGCTCTTTCAAGGTTTTGGCGCAGCGTTTAAATTTTACACTGTCCATTGAGATTTCATTTTCGATTTTGATAGCTTTACGCATTTTCTGCTCCTCATAACGGCATAGAGCGCAGCACCTGAATCAAGCGTTGTTGCCAGTCACAACTTGCTTGGCTGCAATTACCGTTATGCAAGTCAGAAAATATTAATAAGAATTTTTAGCAGTCGCCTTATGTCTTTTGACACCTGGCTGGCAGTCGCTTTATTTAATCTATCCATAAAAAAATCAAAAATCAACAAAAAGCGCCCATTATAGGCGCTTTAGTACAGTGCTACGGCATTGAGGCCACTTAAAGCCCAGCTGGTGACTCGTTTACGGCCAACACTCGTTTCGTCCTCCGCTTAACCACAATTTCATAATCGGCTCCTTGAAGCGTGTAGGTCTGCTCACCTTTCAGAACGCCATGCTTCATCTCGGTGAGGTTGAACAACGTCCAGGCCGCATCCTCTATCTTTTTTCTGCTAGAGAAGAAAGCAAGGATTATGAACCTGACTATCATTCGGCCAACCATACCCGCGACAAACCCACCGCAGAGCATGAAGTATGTTAGAAGCATCCCGTCCATCAGGGTTAACTTATCCATTTCGTTTGAACTCCCTCACCTCAATTACACGATAAACGCGGCGGCCAAATCTGACCGTTCCAGTCTTTAGATCCTGCTTCAGCATATCAACTATGAAATATGCTGAACCGAGCACCCCACCGATCAACCCTAACAGGATGTATGGAATCACGTTGTGCATCACTCTTTATCCCCAATGCGGTCTTCTGTATCACGAAGGCAGCTTGGCCACTTAAGCCGAGGGTGGCGCAGACTTCCATCTGGCGTGTATTCGTGGAAATTTACCTTCACGATGCGCCCCATGTATTTATCCTGATTCAGCCAGATCTCATCGAGATATTGATGTTTGAAGCCTGAAGCACGAACTTCCGTACCATCCTCCAAACGCACAACGATTTTGCCGAGGGTATGTGCGAAGCCGGCATCCGGGTCGCCTGGCAGGAATCCAATGATTTCACCATCTGCCTCGTTCTCATCCTTCATTTTCCACCAGGCACGAGAGCGCTTAAATTCATAAACAGAGTTGGGGTCGTAAGCCATCTCCCCTTCTTCGTTCTCGTCCAAACGCTGCATGAATCGAGCAATGTACTCTTCGTGGCTATGGTAGATTTCAAAGGGAACCAGTACCAAATCACCAGCTGACTCTTCGCTTCTCTCATTGCGGAACCACGCTACCAGCGCAGCCTTACGCTCCTTCAGCTTCATGCCATTAGCTTTGTAGTCTTTGGTCTTGGCCAACGCCTTCCACTCTGGCAAGAAGAAGTCGAAGATGTGGAACTGAGCGCCTATTGCTTTCACATTCTTTTTGCGGATCGCTGAAACAGTGCCGTTGAATGAGCCGACCGTTGCCTCACCATCAAAGAAGACGTGTTGATGACCGGTAGCACGAGCCAGCTCCAGCATTGCCGGTTTAAGGTGATCGAGCGACGTTACTGGATTGCCGGTGCGCGACAGGAAGTTAACCTCTTCTTCACCCACAATCACCTCGCTAATCACGCGCATCCCATCGAGCTTAATGCTTCCAATCATCGGCCATTTGGCGTGTTTGTTCGGCTTGAATGGGAACTTGTCACCCTTTTCCTTGTAGGCGGTGGCCAGCTGGACTTCAAACACTGGAATCGGTGCCGAGAAGATTTTGTTGCAAAGGCTTATGCCGACACCGGCCTTCGGATCTTTCAGCAGGAATCGACGAAACATGTCCTGACCAGCCTCACACATAGAGCCAACGATTGACTCAACTACGGTTACGGCAGCTCCACCTGTCAGCTGACGCGTTGCCAGCTGATCCAACACATCCAATACCTTCTGGTCACTTGGCGTGGACACCAGCTGCGCCTGGGCTACGTTATACTTCTTGATGCCGAAGCGGATGAATGGATTGAGCATCAGCGACACGGCTTTTTGCTCGAAGTCGTCCAGCTTGGCCAAAGCCTCTTTCTTGGCATTGGTTCCCATCGCTTTGATGTCATCCAGCTTGGTTCGAAGGGTAATCAGCTTTTCCATTAAAACGGCACTCCTTGTATTGGCCCGTGTTGTGTAAATTCAGCGTGAAACTGCTCGATCGGCAGCGAATAGATGTCACCGGTCGATGTCGATTTGAAGATTGCGGTCGGAACAAAACCTTCCATGGTGGCTTTTTGGTTAGCGAACATCACCAGCTCGTAAACCCCACCGTGGTCTTTCTTTGTCCACTGATGCCAATACTCGATGAGGCGTCGGAATCGAAGCGCTGCACCGGTTCCAATAGCGTCGTACCACTTCTGCACAATCTGGCCATTCACCTTGTGCTCAAGCGCATAGCCATATGTTGAAACAGCAAGAACGCGACATTCTTCCCACGCTCTTTGCCCCTCCAAATCGACCATGAAATACGCGCGCTCACCTTCTTTGAGATCCGAAATTTTCATGTGTTTTCCTCTTGCACTAAGGCTGAGTGGAGGTCTGTAATAGCTTCGAACTCGCCCGTTATTGTTGTGTCTTCTGCTTTTGATTTAAGCGACGGCAGAAGTGACATCGCGGATTTGGTCTTACGCTGGCCACCGAAACTGCTTTGGTTGTTACGAGCTGCAACTTCAGCAACCAAAGCACCGTAATCTTCGAAGTAGAGAGATTCACCGGCGCGAACTTCCTCGACCATCATCTTCAGCGCTTTGCATTTGCCGCCGCGGATAGCCGTTACACATTCACTAAATGAGCCGGGCGGCAGCCGACCCTCTTTGAACGCCAGAATCGTGTGCTGGCAGACCGTGTAACTCGCTCTTGTTGGCTCCTTGCGGATCAGCACTTCCTCGCAATTCAGGCTGAACATGTTGTTGCCCGATATAGATGGGATCTTCGAAAAGTCGGTCTTTGAAACTGTCATTCTGTATCACCAAAATAGCTAATAACTTATTTACGCAATTATAAAAAAGCCCCAAACGGGGCTATAGCGTTTTTGTCAGGCTACCAGCTTCCCCAGCCAGACATGACGGCGTGTTGTCGGTCACGGAAAGGCTTCAGAAGCTCTTCAGCGGTGTGCAGAGCGTATGATTTGGCTTCCTGCATCAACATTGGCATTTCGTTCGACATCTTCACCAGGCGGCGTTCGTACTCACCCATTACGCCATCGCAGGCTGAACTGCAGGCGTTGATAATGTCCTGCTTGCGACGATCGCCACCGGTCAATTTCATTAACGCTGGGAAGTTCTTCTCATTAGCCGCTTTGGTGGCGGTTCCTCGCCCTTCCAGAACCAGGTCAACCATGCCTTCCGGGACACTCATATTTGCAGTGTTGTCGTCGCCAACCACACTCGTTGCCCAGAGTTCTTTTATGGCCGAAGATGATTCCACGCTTTCGCATTTTTCATCCATGAACTCAACGAACTTCCACAGGTCGTCACGGTGTAGCTCTTCAAGAACGGTCTGGGTCTGGACAATGTAGCCGTTGTAGTAAGCGGCTGTATGTGTGACAGGTGAATCTCCCATTCGGCTGATAAAGCTGACGATCGCAGCGCATCGAGGCGCTTCGTTTCCCACGCTGGGGCGAACATCGCCAACAACCATGGTGACTGTCAAATACGAATAGTCGGCCAGCAGCAACTTGCCAGCCTCTGCGGTCGCAATTCTGTCAGCTCCAGCCTGAATAGCCTGGACAACAACCGAGTCGAACTCTTCTTCGTTCAGCGGCAGCTTTGAATCTCTAACCAGCTTTGTGATTTCATGAGTGATATTCGGGTGCATCTTCATCTCTCTTATATACTTTGGTCGCCATTATAATTAATGATTGGTAGTTAGCTACTTATTTTCTTAGGTCAGACCAAAGCCGCTATTCCTTTTACCTTTGCCATTAACTCAAGCTGACGAGTGTAGGGCTTCGCTCGGAAGTAGGCTTTGATGATTTCCTCAACAGATGCGTCCCCCGGGTCAATGCCCTCTTTACCCAAACAGGCTATCTTCACGTTAAGTCCGATCCCCACCAGCTTACGCGCGGCGGCCATTGTGTTTCGTATTGCCTGCTTCTCGCTGTCCCACATCATTACGACGTTCTTCAGCCCCTTCGCTTTGAGCGTCAGGAATGCACCCAGCTGATCCTCTTCGTCCTGCGTCGTTACGCCAGACAAGTGCATACCAAATGTCCCGATTGGCTCAACGTAATCCCGCAGCGTTGGCTCATCGAACAGTGCTCGCTTAATACCAATAACGTCAAATGCGCCCTCGCTCACTACGACAGTTTGCTTTCCCACTGCGTTGTGACCGTTATAGAGAAACTTACCTGAAGCCGGCAACGTCATGGGGAAGAGATATCGACGCTCCGCAGTGCCAGTAACATCGCGCCCCTGGAAGGTTTTCATCACGCCATCGAGGTCGTAAATTGGTATCAGAATACGCATACCGAAATCTTGGCCACGAACCTGGTCGTTATAGACATCCACATAAGCATGTTTGCCTTCTACGCAGTATCGAAGGTCGAAATATTTGGCCAGGTCAGGCGTTACATTTCGCTCTACAAGATAAGTGGGCAGTTGCCCCTCGATCGGAAGCTCATAGTGACGAGGCAATGAAACCGGCCCTTCCAGCTCAACGGCGCTGGCCAGCTTCACCTCTTCTCGTTTCGGCGCCCAACCCTGCTCCAACACCGCATTGTTAACGTATTCCTCAAATGCACTGCGTGACTTGCCGCTGTAATGCTTCAGGAACACCAGCTTATTGAATTGGATCTCTTCTGGGTGGTCACCCGCAAAGCATTTACCGACGTTGTTGGTCAGATTGAAATACACCTTCCAACCGGAGCTGCCGCACACCGGACACTCCTTGATGTTTATTTCACGACCGCGCGCGCTGACACCACCACGGCGATAGATGATGCCCTCTGTATCGAGCCACTGCTCAAAGTCCAGCTCGGTCAAAAGCTCTTTAATGTCGCTCATGCCAGCAATCCTCTCCGGTCATTATTAGAAGGCAATTTTGTGTGTATCAGGGAAGTTGGGGTATGATGGCCGCTCATGTGTTTTTCCCTTGTTGTTTTTAACAGGGCGAGAAACTTGATTTCTCGAATTGGAAATGAGGCGTGGCGATTTTTGCCACGCCTTTATTTTTAGATAACGTCCAGAATTTCCTGAATAAACCGCATCTGCTCCAGGTTCTGCTTCACTCGGATGCTTATGTTGCCTTTCTGGTTACGAGAGCCTGCAAAGTACAAGCGCGCTTCACCCTTCGTCGCTTCCTCTTCCGTTTTGTTGATCGAGATAACCAAGTCAGCGATACGCACCTTTTCAATGTTATCCGCGGCGTGCATCATCGTGGCCACTTCAGACGCCCCACCCTCTCGGTTTGTCTGGGATGCAGTTATGCCAGCGGCGTTGTGTTTGTCGAAGACTGCACGGAGATCGGTATAAATGCTTTTCACATCTGCACGTTCATCACCGCTACGTCGTGTTGGCTTCATCAGGTCGGCGTAATCCACCACAACCATGTCAGGAATCATGCCGTTCGACTTCATGCCTTCAAGCAAGCGATCGAGGTCTGCAGGTGACAAGCTGCCAGACGGTCTCTCCACAACCCATAAATTGCCCACGCCGGTACTGGCGCCCAGGTCGGCCAGCTTCTTATGAACATCGTCACGCTTCTCGATCAGCTTCGTCATTTCGGTTTGAGAAAGACGTGCGTCGAAACGGTCAGACAAGATTGCCGTGTGAACTTCCAGCGAGACGTACAGGACGTTGAAGCCCTTTAAAGTCGCGTTAATGGAGAACTCACCCATGGCCGTTGATTTACCAGATTTCGCGAAGCCCATGAAGAGAACCATCTCACGACGCCCCCAGCCCTTCTGATACAGCAGACGATCCAACAATGGTATGCCGGTAGTGATGCTGTTTGGCACGTAATCTTCAGACGCCTCATATTCACGCTGCTTTAAACGCTCGGCCGCTTCGCCCAGATAGTTGTAGATGCCTATGGTGTCACTCGCGCCCACCAGCTGCACCTTGGCCATCACTTCCATGGCGCGTTCGAAGTCACCCTTTTCTTTCAGCTCGGCAGCTTTAATCAGCGCGTCATCGAAAGCTATGCTCCGGGCAAATGTGGCCACTCGGTCAACCATGTATTTGGTGTCTGTTAATTTCTCACCCAATACACGCTTGAAGGCACTCACCACATCCGGGAACAGCTCTTCGCGGATCGTCTTATCTTTCTTCGCGCGCTTCAGCTGGTCGAGAATGGCCGTGCTGGATGGTGCGCTCTTATACATGCGGAAGTAGGAGGAAACCAGGTTAACCAATATTGCGTTGGCGGCGTTTTCAAACTGGCTCGGATCAACCAAATCCCCGGCGCGCATCAGGAACTCCTGATCTTTGCAGTAGTAGGCTGTTAATCGGTTCTGGAAGTCATCATCAAACTCTTCTGACAATGGGCGTCCGGTATGGCAAATGGTGGTCATTACGCCACCTCTTTAATCGTGTTCATGTGCTCTTCCATCGTTCTAAACAACTTGTTTATTTAGTTTACTAAGTGGTCAAAGGCGATCAATTAAGTGACCGTGCTTCCATGGTTTCTTTAGGGAAGCGCTGTAGCGCTATGTGTTCGGGCAGAAGTTCTGTCAGCCAAACGGCGGAGTAGATGATCAGAACGCGACGGGATGGCTCACGATTTTCAATCTGCGTTAGAAGCCACTCAAAGTAATCTCGCTGGATTTCAACGTTGCCCCCTTGTACGATTACCCCAGAAGAGCCAACACCCCACAGAGAGCTATCCAGACGGGTTAACGCGCGTTTCTTCAGTCTATCTTCGAAGATCTCAATCAGCTCTGGCTGCCAAAGATGTTGAGGGCGTGGCAGCTTGTCCCAGAGACGTGATGCGGCGATCGATAGAACGGTGCCAATAAAGTAGCCGTAATTGACGCAGTAGCGATCGGCAAACTGTCGAGCCTTCCAAAGCGACGTCTTGTTGGCCGCAGACTGATCCTGAAACGGAACTCGTTTTAAACCGGTGTTGAAAGGCGCGCTCTGGAAGTCTTCACGACCGTGAGTGAGCATGATGTTGGCGTACTGGCGTTTGTACTCTTCGGTGAAGACAGCTGTAGCCTGGAGTGGGTGCATGTCACGGTAATCAAACCACTTAGTCTCGAAGAGGTCAGCTTCGCCTTTACAGCGAGATAGCCCTATGTTTTTAGCGACCCACTCATCCATGACGGCCGAATCCCACTCTTCCATGAATCCGTACTGGTCATCGTTGCCTAAGCATTGAAAGAAAAAAGCGCTCATAGTAGGTAGTTAGCTAGTTAACAGTTGGTGGATGATAGCTAGTTAACAATGTTTTGAAAAGCCATTTAGGAAGGGCTGATAGAAGATTCTGGTGCTTTTTTGAGATGCCTGCTTCTGTATAAATTAATATACTATTCTTAATCTTTTATAGAGAAGCAGGCTGGTTTTGATGAGAACAAATGCAGAACGGTGTAAATTATCAACCTCAGAGAATTTGTAGGATGGGATGTAATACGTGATGGAAAATTTAGAATGAACAAGATAAGAATCTGGCTAAAAATGATAGTACTAACACCAGTTTTTATATTTGGTGTGATTTTTTGTATGGTTTTGGGGGCCTTGTTTAAAAACAGCATATTTCCCAGTTTAGACTTTGGTTCCGTACCAGACTGGTTTTCTGCACTAAGTAGCGTTTTTACCGCTTTCGTAGCTTGGAAGGCTTTCCGGGCTGCCCCAAATTGGTTTAAACAAAAATTAGATGAGTCAGCAATATCTTTGGCCTTAGACTTAGTTGAAAATTACGCCCCTAAAATAGATGATGAGATAAGGAAGGTAATTACAATAAATGCCGATTCAAAGAGAAAGGTAGAGAGTTTTGTCGATGGCAGGACATATTACTCGAACTATGATTTAGATTCTAAGATCAAGGAAGTTATTGAGATTATAGAAAACATGAAGCCTCTTTTTGATTCCGTAGAAATTTGTGAAAGCGCACTTAAGAAAAGGGGATGGATTATCAACCCTTACTTTTCCTATGAGGGAAGTGGCACAAAGAAAATTTATGAACATGCAAAATCCTACACGACTATAGAGTTCACAAAATACCCAATAATTTTAGAAGGTTTGAAAATATTCAAAGACCGCGACCCTGATTTTTTTGAGAAAAATTTAAGTGAGTTAAATGATCTGCACAAAAAAATCGAAGATGTGACAATTAGAATCTACATATACTCACAAAAGCTAACTTCAATAAACCATATTGAGAAATTGTTTAGCTAATGTTTGGCGGCCTTGGCCGCCAATGTCTTAAGCTTTTAACTTTTTCCCATTAACTTCCGCTTAATTTCTTCTGTTCTAAACGAAACGTCACTGGAGTTCACCGCTTCAATGTTCAGCTTAATGGCTTCCTCGATCTCAGCAGGTTCCTTCTCAGAAAGTTGGAAGATGGCTGCGCGGATTACGTCAGAACGTGTGAACTTGTCGAAGCGAGGAATAACGGCCAACATATCAATCAACTCGATGTACTCATCTTCCATCGACATAGTGCGAGACTGAATCTTGCTTTTGCCACGCGTAGGACGCCCCTGGGGCTTCACAGGGTTACGAAGTGGTGCAGCTGGTGTCGCTGGCTGTGATTGTTGTTTTTGCGTTTCTGGCGCTGCTTGTGGCGCTACACGCTTAGTCAAATCGCCCATACCCTTCGCCATTATTTACCCTCCAGGTTAAGCAGGTAATCAACAAGCTCGATAATTTCAGTTTCTGCCTTCTGATCACGTTCAGCGCCAGTCATTTCGAAGATGGTGCGGCCAGACTCTTCAGCATCGTCGTAAACATTGCGGGTGTAGAGATTAACCGGCACAGGCTCGATGCCAAATGACTCAATTACACCTTTGGCGTTGATAATACGCTGCGCCTGGTTTGGTAAGGATGGACATTGATTCATCACCCCAATGATTCGAACCTTGTGGTTGGTATTACGCACGTTATCCAAGACCGGATCGAGGTTACGCAGTGATTTAATATCACGGCGCTTCGGGCGGAACGGAAGAAGGATGATGTCGGCCATCTGCATAGCCTGACGCTGTATTTCGGAGTCGAAGCCACCTGCGTCAATAACCACGAAGTCGTGGCGCTGGCTGACCGCGTTGATGTGCTTAACCACGTCATGATCCACGAATTCAAATGGAATAAGTGCCAGGTCTTCGTTTTCGCGACGCTCTTCAGCCCAGCCTGCGGTCGTCATCTGCCCATCGATGTCTGTCAGGTGACATTTCTTCTGCTTTTTAAGAACCAGCGCACCGGCTACCTGCTGCGCAACCGTAGATTTTCCGGGGCCACCTTTGGTGCCGCCAATCACAATGATCTTAGCCATTGTTATTTCCTTGTTATGCGAAATAATAATTATGTGAAAACAAGTTGTTTTCTTATGTGCCTATTAGCCTAATGCGGGGCGGCCACGGTGTAAAGGCCAGTTTGTAGGCAATGAGCTGAATTTTGGAAATAAAAAACCCGCCGTAGCGGGTTCATTCAGGATTGAGTCGGGCAGAAGCCAATAGGGGGAGAGGTATCGCGAGAGATAATCAGAACGATGAATTTCTGAACCTTATGCTGTATACCGTTAGGTGTCCATCCGCTGAGATCTACCAACATGCCTTTATTCCATGGTAGAAAGCCTTTAACGCCCACACCAAGTTCGCTCAGGCGATCTTCGAAGACCTGACCCTTACCGTTATAAATGCGCACGTCGCACAGGTCATACAGACGACCAGCCCAGATTTTTGCGCCTGGCACTGTTTGTTCTTCATCGCAAACAAGGTGTTCAAACCAGTTCAACATGAACATATAGGCGCGGCTGCTGAGACCTTGCTGTTGGTAGGCTCGTTCTACTTTGACACCTGCTACTTGAGGGGCCTCCACCTCTTGGCCAGCGTCATCGGTAAAGAAATAGGCTCTCAGTGCAATTCTGCCGGCATCAACGTTTTTGGATTCATCGACATAGTCCGAGTCTAAAAGATGCTTGATTATCTCTTCATCGGAGGCGTCATCATTAACCATTTTTGCGATGGTTTTGGTGATACGCGCTTTGTCGTCGTCAGCAGCACCTACACATTCAATCGTTATGTAGGTATGAATCTCATCTTCGGGATCGACTAACTCCAGCTGAGATAGCTTGTAGAGCGCATCATCAGTGAACAAATAGCCGAAACGAAGAAGGCGAGTTTCGCCCTCATGAGCAAACTTGCCTATGTTCTTATCGAATAACGATGACGCTATTAGTGTAGGAGCCATTTAGCAGTATCATTAGCAGAATTGGTGCTAAAGATACTATCATGCTTGCCCAAAAATTCGCGAATAGAAGTTTCAATTGCCTCTGAGAAAGAGGAAATTTTATTAGCCATCTCAGGGAATTGCTTAGCTGGGTTCACCGTAAAGCAAATTTCGCCGTCGAGGAAACGAGCTTCAGCCAGCGGTTTAACTGTGGCGCGAGCGTTCTCGACATCGTGAGCAAAGGTAACGATGAATTTGAGGTCTTTAGGTGCCAACGCTTCATTGTTAAGTGTGCGCACCTGCAGCTTCGAATTACCGAAGATGTGAGTAGCGATGACACTCGTACAATCACGAATGGTTTGAATTGAGCGCTTCGCTTCTTTAATGTTCAGAGAGTTACGCATGTTTCCACCTTAGCCGAGTGCTATGCAGCGTGTTCGGCGACCCCCAACCTGGGGATTTAGAGGCTACGAGGATGCTTCGTAGTTCAAGAAAATATTTGACACACGTGGTGTGTATCTAACCAATCTACGTCATTACTCAAAAATGATCAAGCAAGTGGTTGTCAGTTACCCAGCAAACAAAGGGGGTTTGCTGGGTTGTCGTTGCTTTTTTGACGTTACTTAGACATCCAAAATTACCCTTTGTTACGATGGTTAGACCAATGGCACAACGTAGCGCCTTGAACGTTGTGGGAAAGGATCTCACGTTTTGTTTCCTGCGTTAGCTGATCGCTATGGCTAACGTAAATGGGGTTTGCTGCATCGCAGAACAGTACCCCTTGGGCTGGTGGCTTAATCACGCATCCAATCAGCAGCAAGCTGAGCATCAACGGTAGCATCATCCGAGCGTCGGACTGCATTGATAACGTCATTCTTCACATCCAGTGTGTGTTGCAGGCGTTTGTTGTCTTCACGCTCTGCTTTAATTTCCATTGACCGGCGAGCAGCCAGGCCACCGAGGTAATAGGCACCAGCAAGTACCATTATGACGGCCGCAGCCGTCAACAGGTACTGCTTGGCCTTAATGTAAAGGCCAAGAAGCATTACGCGATCCCCTTCTGGTGTTTGCGAACCTGAGACCAGGCAATGAAAAGTGCAATTGCTAGCGTGGCAACACCGAACACGATGCGGATGGTATCGCCACTAGAAATATTGTCCTGAGCCTTATCCATTGCATGAGTGATCTGCGGCGCTACGTCCACCAGCTGCGCGACACCAATACCGGCAGTAATCGTTGCGCCAGCAGACTCCTTAGTGACTGGAACTGCTTTTACAGCTTTAACCACTCGCACCACACCGGCACGACGCAGACCCTCGTCGATGGCTTCCACTGAGTACCAGCTGTTTGCCGTCTTTAATGGGCCTTTGCCGTTCTCATGGCGAATGATTGCTTCCACCAGGGGGCGTAACGTCGCGTAGTCATGCAGATCCACCACCATTTCTGGAGTGACACCCACCGCTTTTGCCACTGCTTTAACATATGCCTCAGTGTCGTTCTCATGCGGCGGTGCCCAGCGCTCAATGACCTCACGGACAGTGTCGATCGGTGAGCCGTCACGCGCTTTACGTTTGTCATGGTAGGTGATGAGCGTAACCGCCAGCGCACGAATGCCCCAGGTTGGGTCTTTAAAGGTGCAGAAGCGAGGCTCTGCCGGGTTGTCTACCAGCCCTTGCCACGGTGAGCCGCGGTCAAGATTGCCGGGGTTGTTGTTTCTAATGCCTCTTGGATTAGCCATCCTTAGCCTTCCTCTTAGTTGCCGAAACCATTTTTAACGCCATATGCCGCCAGTCCTAGAAGCAAAGCAGCGGTCAAGATGGATGTGATTTTGGAAATGATGCCACCAAAGAAGCCACTTGAGATGCTGTCCAGCCGGGTCAGTAGCTTTTCCAGATTCGAATGCTGGATGCTGTGCTGAGCGGCTGTCATGTCCCCAAAATAGGCTCCTAGTTGGGCTTTTACTTCTGCACCAATATCATCACGGAGATCCTTTCGCAGACTCCCCATGACCTCTCTGGCGACAATTTGGGCAATTCGCTCGACCTGATCTGGCGTCACGCCTCCCATCTCATTTGACATTTTTTCCTCCGTGAAAAGTCAAATTTCGGTATGCAGGGATCTTAACAAAACGCAAGACAAAAGTAAGTAGCTAGCAACCTACTAAAAAAGCGCCCGTAGGCGCTTAGAAAGGATTATTAAGTGGTTATGGTCAATGTTGGCGTCCCTTGAATAAAAGTAGTTGCCATATTTGTTGCAAGATTAACGTCAGCATTAATGTACCCTCCATATGTCGGATTGAAATCAAACTGGTACCGACTGCCAAACACTATCAAACTTACCGACCCAGACATTGCGCCTGCGAGCATCAAGCAAGTAACTGTCTGCTGATCATTAACAGTAGGAACTTTGGTAAAAAAACCAACAATCTGTCTTCCGTAATAGTTACCTGAAACATACCCAATACCTAATACTGAGTTGTAGCCATAGTATAAACCAGTGGCATCTGCACCATAGGCACCTGTAATACTGAATGAGATTGAAGTGCTCCTACCGGGGAGCGTACTCATCCAAAATGGTACGCCTAGTTGAAGTGCCGGCCCGGCCGCAGACATCCAACGCTGCCCTGTTTCACCGACTGTATTTGAGCCTACCCAACCAGCAGCGATTGTCATGCCATCGCCTCCTTCATTTCTCGAACTTCGCCACGCAGCTCTTTAACCGCTTCAACCAGCATCCCGATAACGCCGTTATAATTCAGACGCAGACGCTCTTCATTACTAATGTGATCGATATCGGAGGTGACCAGCTCCGGCTGCACGTCCTGAAATTGCTGAGCCACTAGACCAGCGGATTGGGAGTAGCCATTGATACCCTGCATCTCATACAGGACGCCGTCGATTTTTTCTAGCTTATCCAGCGCGCCATCAATCTTTTTAATGTTGCGCTTATTACGACGGTCAGAACGGATGTAAACATCGTTAAAGCTGCCATACCCAGAAGCTGTCCAATTGCCGCCATTGTCAAGATATGCGCAGTAGTCGTAGCCATTTTCTGTACGGGATTTCTCGAACCCATAAATGCCGAATTGAGAGTTGCCCAAACCTCCTAAAACGAAATCCCTGTCAGGGTGTTCCTGACGAACTATAGGAGCCGCATTGCCTGTTGCCAACGGAACGGTACCCTGTAGAGCGGAGCCAGTTCGCATATTGATCCATGCGCCTGGATTAGTGGGTATAGTTATGCTCCCGGCAATATTCATAGCACCATTAAAGTTGGCGCTGCCATAAACATTTACGCCCTGATTAAGTGTCGCTAAACCATTAAAGTTCGCAAAACCGCTTACGTTAACACCCTGCCCGAGATACGCTACTCCACTACTATTTTCGAAATAGAAGGGTCGGAGGTTATTCCAGCCACCATTTTGATCCCCAGCATTGGTTAAAAGGAAATAGGTGTTTGCTCCGTCATTTCGGATAAACATTCCATAGTTTCCAGCTTTAATGCGGTAGCCATTCAGACTAGAAGTTATAACCTCCCCATATAATTCGCCACCCGAAGTTGGGTAAGCCCCAAGCTCTGCAGGCGTTGGCTTATTGCCGGAATGGTAAATTGGTTGATCGCTATAGGACAAAAGGCCGTTATTTTTCAGCTGAAGAAACATACCTGAAGTTGTGTTTTTTAAAAACGCATCTCCACTACCAGTACCCATTATCAAGGTTGTCGTACCAGAACCTTGGGCGGTGAAGTATCCATTAGCCGTAAATCCACGGTTTGAAATCACCCCACTCTCATTAAGAGTAAGCGTCGTGTTGTGAATATAATTACCTAGGGTCACATCATCAGCGCCAGAACTTCCGTTTCCGACATACCAGCGCGCAGCACCATTCTCTGCTCTCCCTCGAAGATAAAGCGCCTGGTTAGCCGATCTGCGCTGCAAGTAAAGCGCTTCATCGTCATACGACACAACACCCATTTGCCCAGCCATAACGCCACCATTATTTGGCAATGCCCCTATATCAGCTGGTGAGGGCTTAAAGCTGGTGGTGTAAATCTGTTCGAATCCTTGCTCAAAACCGAACTGGTCACGAGATGAACGGTAGAAGAGACCGCCATTCTTATAGTGGGCCTTGAGCTGAAGTGATGGGCAACTTCCGGTATTGGTATTGAAATGCGCGATACAAACAGAATCACCTGAACGTTGACCGTTATAAACACCAGTTTTCCCATTCCATGGTACGCCAGTATCATCAATAACGGTTGCTGTAAGACCTGAAGTTACGGCACCAACATCATCTGCGGTCAACACAACATCGGATGTGCCATCAAATGCCTTCCCAGCAATTTTTCGTGCCGAAAGCAGTTTGGTCGCGCTGACAGCGTTGGCATTTAATCCAAGATAGCGAACATCGAAGTTGGCATAATCACCAGGAAGGATTCGACCAGGAGCTGTAAATTCGCCAGTCGTTCTGAAGACAAAATTTCGCTGCTCCTGCGCGGTCTTGTCAATCAATAGCAGATGCCACTCCATAGAGTTGATCAACCATCCGAACGAACCAGACCATGACTTATCGCCTACGGTGACTTTCTGCTTCACAAGTGGGTGAAATTCGCTTGTACCGGTAGTGGTGATGTCTTGATAAAAAGCAGCATCAGTGCCGTACTGCTGGGCGAACATCCGGCCACCTGTATATCCCGCAGTAACTCCTTTGTTAAAGACAGCACTGCCTGGGGCCACAAGATCTCCAGGTAACGCAACTGCTTTAGCTGAGTCAGCAAACAAAAAGGTCTTGTCTGTGCCCTGGATCTCGTCCAAGAGAGCGTCTGCATTTGCTTTAGACAGCAGATCACGCATAAATACCGCAATTGGGGCAAGAGACATCTGGTTATTGTCAGAAAGGTACATGAACTGATCACTGGCGGTGCTATCACCTAGCGCAGAGATTGATGTCAGTATTTCGGAGTAAGGCTGCCCACCATTTACGGATTTAGAAGCGGCGGCCTCAGCGCGTGAAGCAGATTCAGCAGCACTAACCTCTGAGGCTGAAGCAGATTCTGCTTTGGCAGTCGCCACCGATGCTGCATTTTCGGCGTCAACTTTGGCATGAACTGCTGATGCTTCAGAAGCGGCAGCATTTACCGCCGCCGTTGCAGCGTTCGACTCGGAGGATTTTGAGTTAACCTCAGAGGTTGCGGCTGCGGTTTCTGCTCGGGATGCAGCTTTTTCAGAAGTAAGGGCATTATTGGCAGCCTGTTCCGCTGCAGCCTCAGATCTTCCTGCATTGGTTTCAGAGCTTTTGGCCGCAGCTGCAGAAGCAGAAGCGTTACGCTCTGAAGCTATCGCTTGGGCTTCAGATCCTGCTGCGGCTAATTGAGAGGCTGCAGCTGACTCAGTCGCTGCTTTAGCACTCTGCTCTGATATCTGCGCATTGGCTTCTGAAACTTCGGCCTCGGACGCCGATCTACTTGCGGCAGAAGCAGAGCTTACAGCGTCCTCTTTGGCCTTAACAGCAACAACCTCAGATGAATGTGCGTTTGCTTCTGAATTTTCTGCATTGGCTTCAGAATTTGCCGCAGCATTCATCGAGTTAAGTGCATTAGCTTCAGAAAGGGACGCAGCTTTTGCTGATCTAGCAGCACTTGCCTCTGACGCTTCAGAGCTTGCCTCCGAAGCTTTTGCATTTGAGGCAGATGTGCCGGCATTTACCTCCGAGACGGCAGCTGAGCCTGAAGAGGCTTCCGCCTTATTTGCAGAGGCTAAGGCATTGGCTTCGGAGGTTTTGGTGGCGCTTTGGTAGACCGCGGCCTCCGCAGCACTCTGAGAAGCGGCCTTAGCCTTGTCTCCAGCGGCATCAATTGCGGCTTGATTACTCTCAAACCATGACATGCTTTTGTCATGCTCGTCTACCATCTGCAAGAGCGATTTAATAGTAATCAGTTCGCCAGTTTCAGTAATTAAATTAGCTGGTTTTCCTGAAGTTAACCACGCTCGAATTACCCCGGAATCGGTGGTCATGCGTTGTAGCATCGCTGAAAATCGCGCACTAAACTGGCTAATATCGCCTTCATAGGTCGTGATTATACGACAAGGCGCATCAACAGCTGTTTCGCCGGTATAGGCTTCTACCAGAGTCAGCGCTGTGTTTGATTGGACAGATTTGATCTCATGTACTGAGCCGTCCGGCCCCAGCAAGATCATTCCCGGCAATACGCCATTTTCCGTTTTCGACCAATTAGTCCCTTCGCCAGTGACGGCGCTGGAATCTTTGACCAAGGTGAGAGTACCTTCCCTGTACCACATATTTTCTCCTTAACGCTTCAGCTATCCTTGCTTCAGCAAACAATGAAAGACAAACTTTCAAGTAGGTAGATGATTACCTATTTTTTGCCCCTCATCAATACGAACTGTACGATTTAAAAGGGGTTTTTAACTATGCCCCCCTTTAATTGCAAAGAGGGACTAATTTTCGTTACATCAGCCCCATCCTCACCCTTAAGACGTTGTTCTCGTCATACACCTCTATACGGTTATTATTTATAACCATCCGCCCTGCACCACCACTGTTGCCATTCATCTCTAAGGTTCCGTTTTTTGAGATACGCCAGCCAGCATTAGCTGTAACATAGTTGGTGGACTGTAGATCTCCGATCTTGGCGTTATCGATAGTGCCGTTCTTAATATAGGCACCGTTCATATAAGCAACGCTATTTTCAATTACGAAAGGCGTTGTCACATTGCCATCAACAGAGTTAACCAGCCCAAATCGATCCGCACGAATTAAAAATTGCGACACACCGGAGCCATCGATACCTAAAGCAATGCCAGCGGCATACTTCACTCCGTTATAAGCCGATGTTTCCATTTTCAATGTCCATGAAGCAGACACTTTATAATTAACATCAGCCACAGCCTGTGTAGTTTGCTGCACGGTAGCCGAAACCGAATCGGTCTTAGCGTTAACCGTATCAACTCTCTGGCTGAGAGCCGCATCAGCATTTGCTCTGGCCGTAGCCTCACTATTAATCGAAGCAGCTAAATTGTTTGCTTGAGCCTGTAACCCAGAAATATTTCCTGCCATTGCTGAATCAGCATTTGCCCTAGCTATTGTTTCTGTAGCTATGGCCGCATTGATGTCGGTGGCTGTTTGGGCCTTCAAGTTATCGATGCGGCTACCAAGCGCGGAGTCGGCATTGGCTCGAGCCTGAGTTTCTGAAGCTACCGCAGCGCTGATGTCAGAAGAGGTTTGGGCCTTAAGAGAGTCGATTCGGCTACCCAGCGCCGAATCAGCGTCTGCACGCGCCTGCATCTCTGTAGACAGCTGTGCTTTAACCTGATCGTTTACTTGAGCACTCAAAGCAGTAATTTGTGAGGACAGCGCGCCATCACTGTCTGCTCTGGTTTTTGCTTCCGTATCTAGGGCAGCCCTAATGTCGTTATTTACCTGGGCTTCCAAAGAGGTGATTTGCCTTGATAGCGCACTATCACCGTCAGCCCGAGCCAGTTGCTCAGTAGTTAATGAGGCTTTAATGTCATCATTAATGTTGGCCTGAAGTTGAGTAATTCGGCGGGACACCGCTTCATCTGCGCTCGCGCGAGTCTCTCTTTCCTCAGTCAGCTTGGCCGCAATATCTTCGCCAATCTCAGCCTTCATCTCTTCGACTCGCTTCGAAACAGCCGAAACGTCATTCGCAATAGCTTGCTGATCAGAATTGATTTGGGCATTAGTGGCAGACTGCTGATGTCTGTTTTCTTCCTGGCGAAGCGCTACATCAATATTAGCTATCGCGTTAGCTTCAAGGCTGGAGGTCCACTGAGAAGTGGACTTCTGTACGTCAGAGACAGTTTTCTGCATCTCGTTGATACTGGCTTTACCGCTATCGACCACAGACGCCATAGTGTCGATTTTTTGCCCCAAGGCAGAGTCTGCTTCCACACGAGCTTTTTGCTCTTCAGCAATAAGCGTCTTGCTGTTATCCAGAGCAGCCTGAGCCGCCTCAACAGTGGTTGCCACTGCTTCGCTTTGCTCATTCACCGTCTCTTGCAGATTCAAGACTTTGGCGGCGGCTTCATCCATCTCCGCCAGGGCGTCCTCTACCTTTTGTTGTGTCTCTCCCACGCTGGTCTGAAGGTCTGTCTGGGCTTGCTCCATGCCCGTAAGCGATCCTTTCATCTCACTGACTGATTGAGAAAGGCTATCAACCCCTTCATCTACCTTCGCTTCAAGCGCTGCCACATCGATAGCTGTTGCTTTCCCATCAATATCAGCAAGAAGCTCCTTCCCTAATTCGGAAGTAGTGATTTTGTTTTTTAAAAAAGAGAGCACATCTTTCGTTGTGGCTTCGGTTCCCAGCGAAGAGTTTGGCTGACTTACCATGCCGCGCTTGTTGACAGCACGCACCCAATAGAACCACGTTTCATCGTCACCCAGCCCGCTATGGGTGAATGTTGTCGATGTAACCGCCGCAAACAGAGACGCGGTGGTGAGATCGTTGGTGCGAGAGGCATAAACGTTGATTTTGTCGATGTCAATTGTGCCCGGCAGCTGCCATGCCAGAACGTTGACGCGATAATCCCCGATCGCAGTGAGAAGCGTGGGCGCATCTGGTGGCATCATCGTTCCAAGAGTGGTGTACACCATGGAAATGACGCTGGAACGTCTGCCCGTGGCTGAAATCGAGTACAACTCGATGTCATACATGCCATTCTCAGCAGCGTTTAAAATATCGAACTGCTCAGTCTTAACTTCTGTTGTAACCCAATCTTCAACAACATCGGAACGACGGTAACGCAGCACATACGAAGGTGACTTGCCCTCCCAACTCACCATCAGTTTTACCGAAAGGTTGCCTGGAGAAGAAACATATGTGCCTTCGGTCACCTGCAGGTTTTCAGGGGTTGAGAAAGTCGGGTCGAGAATGGTCGTCTTCGACGGAACGAGAGTAGCACCTTCATCGATAGCGTTAAACTTCGTAGGGTTGTGCTGCACACCCACGATGTCAAAGGCACCCTTCTCCTCATTCTGGTTAACGGCCAGCACACGCAGCAGCATTGGCTCCAGATTAGGCTCAATTACTGACCAGATCCCCATAATCGCTGGGTATTCTTCTTCAGTTAATGCCTTCTTGAAGGTGACAACAGTGTATTCGCCAGCGCCTTCAATAAGGTCACGATCAATCATCTTCCCTTTAGCACTCAGGAAAGACACCGTGTTACCGGCTTTCGACAGTTTTACAGAGGCATCGAGCGTGATGCTGTTTTTGGTGTAGTTCACCAGACGCCCGGAATTTCGTTTCCCTGATCGGAACTTGTCTTGCAGCTTTACCAGCTCGCCTGGCATGAGCAGCGATGCGTCCATACCAGAGGTGAAGGTAATCAGATCTGTTTCCATGCGGTTGCTGTAAAGCGTCCAAAGCCCCACGCGGTGAGCCTGGCCACGGCTGGTACAACCAAAAGCTACTGATTCTGTCTTACGTACACCAAAGCGCTTAATGCCCTCTTCATCTTCAACGTACTCGATGTTCTGCTTGTACAGGTCATCTCTGTCGTTGTAGGTGATGAGAGCTACAGTTGCGCGGTCTTTGCGAGAAGAACCTTTGTAGGATACTTTGCCAATGATGTTCGCGGCACTGAACTGCATGACCGGGCTACTTGGGCTATCCTGCATGATGTTAACCATGCCACCAGCCCAGAAAATCATCCCCCGGAAAGTCGATACGATGTCCTGAAGAACCTTGTACGCCTCACCGCGTGAATTAATTACGGTGTTAATTGCGAAGCGCTTCTCCTTGCCCCCGAATCCATCATTAATCAGCTCATCGCAATAGCGCCCGATCTGGTAAAGCTGGCCGATGTTGATCATTGATTCAGTGACGTACTCACCCAGGCCATAGCGCTTACTGGTGAGCAGGTCGTACAAAATCCAGGCAGGATTGTCAGATACCATTAAACGGAAGGTTCCATCCCAATCTCCCGAATACGTACCAAGCACCGGGTCATAGTTGGACGGAACGCGGATTTCCATACCCGAGACCAGGTAGGAACGCGCCGGCACAGAACTACCAAATTGCTGCGAGTCGATTTTAAGACCAACAAGCGCACTGTTCGGGTAGTTAAGTTTTGTACTGACTATTTCACCGTACTGACTGAGCCAGGTCTGATCCTGGATATAGTCAGTGGTGCTATCAGCGGTCACGCGGCTTACGCGAATGCGATAGTTTGAGCCTGGCTTGGGCAGATCAAAGAGATATTCACGATAGTGTTTGCCGCTGGACTTTTTGCTCAGCGTAACGACATGTGAGGTATAACCTTGCGGTTTAATTGGCTTAAACGAGGTAGTGCCGTATGCGATCTCAAACTGGAATTGAACGGTCGTACCGTGGGTGTCGCCCGACTTCTGATCCGTTTTGGTCAGTTTCGGGAACATCATAATGACACGCACCTGGTCAGAATCATCGTTGTCGATCTGAATGGTACGGGGGGTAGACAGCTTGATTTGGACGCCTACATCATGCGGTGTTTCAACCGCATCAAAGCCCTCGATCACTGCCTGATTCTGTGTTCCATCACGAAACCACCAGGTAACCCCATTGAAGTTACTGGTGCCGTCCGGGTTTAGAATTGGGACATTGTCGAGGAAAATTGACTGGCCGCCATTGATCAATCCACCAATCTTTCCCTCACCAAGAAGGTCAAGGATTGAGGCGAGTGATCGCGACTGAACATTATCTTTGTCTTCTACAGGCGTGCGCGCGGAACCGCCGCCCTTGCTGCCACCGCCAGAACCGGCGAGCAGGCGGCTTTCTTTAACAGTTGCCACCGAAAATCTCCCTTTTTGGTGCAATTTATTTGTGATCGCTGGCATCCTGCCGGCGCTTGGCTGGGTATCAACCTCCTGTCAATGCCCAACTGTTTTACTTAATTTACCCTAGCCACCATCGCAAACGTCTAAGTCTGGCGTAGCGGTTATGCACTAAAGCATCTGCTCAACTGACATCTTGACGCTGACAATCTGGGAGCCGACTAAAATCTCTTTACCGTAAATGAGCGGTACGGGGTTGCCTTGAGATACTGTATTTTGCGGCCCATCAAAGTAGTACGAGTCTTTATTATCAACGGTCGTCATTTTATTTGATGGCTGCTTGGACAAGAGCGCTGCGACACCACCGAAGGCCATAGCAAAACCAGCAGAAAACATTGCCAATGAAGCACCACCGGTTACTGACGATGCAAACACTGCCACTACCATCAAAATAACACCAACAACAACCTGAACTGCACCGACAACCTTTGATCCAGAGCCACGATAAATTGGCGTGATTCTGATCGATTTCATACTGCCGTTATTTTCCATTTGGAACTCGGCTTCGCTCATATCGTAGACTGCACCATCATGACGCTCGACAGAAATATGATACTTCTGATATTTCTTAGCGTTCATCTTCATCCAGGTTACGAGACCAGGGCGATTACAGTCAATAATACTTACTGCGCGCCGGACAGTATTTGCAGCAACGCGATGAACCTTGCCAAAGTTTTTACCTAAAACTCCACCTAATTCGACAGTGACAAGTTTAGGCTTATCCATAGCCATTTCACTCATTGTCTTCCCTCACATTAAATCCTTGTGCCTCAAATGGTGCGTAGTGTGCTTTTCGTACATCCCGCCATAAATTGCTTTACAGCTTAATCTATCCATTTGATGATGCAATATCATACCATCGCCAATGTATACTGCACAGTGATCAGGAACTTGCGATGCCAACTGCATGAAGAAAATGTCGCCACTTTGACGTGGGGTCCCCGGTGGCAATCTTATAAGATCCTGCGACTGGAAGTTGTCGTTTAAAATATCAAACCCTTTTTCCCACCACGATGGGATATGCAACTCAGGGCAGACGCCAATAGCCACATTTTTCTCACGCTTTAAATAATCTCGGCACAGCAACCAGCAATCAAATACCCCAAATGCGTAGGGTCTTCCCTCATAAGGCATTTCAAATCCAGATGGCTTGATCACGTTTACATCACTAAAACGATACTCTGCATCAATTTCAGGATTGTAGTTTTTGCTGATGTTGATAATAAACCACGGCAACTCTGATGCTTCACAACCAGACATATCTGCCTCAGATGCCTGATTATCCTCGTCAGTATGCGAATGCCAAACACCCACTACCTCGCCAGCTCTCTCAGCTGCAATTTGGTCTTCGGCGTGCATGACAAAATAGTTTTCAGGATCATCAGCGACGTTTCGGCAAAGAATTAAATCATATTTGTTCGCTCTTGTATTAACAAGCAGGCCGCAAGCCTCATTCGGATATTCCTGCAAAGCGGCAAGGCGCATAGCGCCAAGCAACCTTTCATTCATCATTTCATTCTTCATCATGCGCGGTTTGCTCCGGGGAACCCGCCAAACGCAATGATGCCGTTGGCAAAGTAATTAATCCGAGCACGGCACGATGACAATCGCTTGGTGCAATAGTCGGCGCTGGCCAGTTTGGTTGGCGCATCATTTTTGTCAAAGTAGGGACCAGTATAACCGCACTCAGCGCTTCGATACCGCCACTGGCATGAGTTTTTGACAATCTGGCGGTTGGGTAGCATAACCCCCATCAGATCGAAGGCTGAGGCAAGCTCAAACTCAACAATCTCGCGATCCTCAAAAGTCTTCTGGTCGATGTACCACATCTCATCGGTAAAATGCTGGTTCGCGTCAGCTGTTGGGTTGCCCTTAGTAAAGTTGGCAGCATCTAAAAATCGAGCGAGCGTGACTCGACGAATCAGCTTACAGCCGATCAAATCCTCATTCGACTGAACTTCAGCCGAAATTATGCCATCGAGGTTACTCACCTGCAGTTTTGGTCGCGGTAACTTGCCCTGGCCATTTTTATCGAAACCAGATGCCGCAATTGGCCATGGTTTATAGGTTACCCCCTGCCAAATAATTGGTTCAGAAAGTTCGTTGGTTCCTGCATGAAAATACAGCTTCCCACCGCTGGTAGTTACTGACATATCCAGCTCAAACACTTCAATCAGCGCACTCGGTTGGAGCGACTGAATACTTGATGCAATAGTTTCCATTTTCTGTCTTCATCCTTGAAGATTAGCCCCCATCCTTGGGGGGTTTTGTTACTCAAATACCTGGCGGAAAGTTGTGGTCAAGGTCGCGTACCCTCGTGAGTTTTTGACCTTATGGCTATCGCTCACCACGACAACCTTCTGCCCGTTTGGTGAAGTCCAGTTAAATGACTCCACCCCGCCGCGCGCATACAGGAAGTCGTCGATCTCCTGCATCTCAGCTCGTGTACCCTGGAATTGCAGATCCCAGCTGGATTTGCGCCAGTTCAAACCACTGGTTACACGTTGCTCATACCCTTCGTTGAAGGCGAGCCGGGTTACTTCCGGCTTCACCTCCTTCTCAGAATCAAACAACGGGAACCAGGTAAATGTCGTCCGTGACATTACCCACTCCTTATTTGCTTGTGCTGCTTAACATGCCGCCCGGTCTGCTTTCGTCGGTCAGTGTGTCAAGCACGACCGCCTTAACTTTGCGAGCCATATCGTTCCACTGAGAGCCGTTGTCCGAGATCTCAGATGACTTGCTGCTCCCGTCACCGTAATTCTGAACAGTGATAGAAATCGCCACACTGTCGCCGCCAGCACCCTCGCCACCGCCAGTAAACGTCACCGGGATCGAACGGCCGTCTGGGAGTGGCACATACGCCTCTTTGTGACTGCCCTCGCCAAACAACGCCAGCTGCGGGGATGAAGCGATACCGCCTTTGGCATACTTTTTGAGAGGAACCACACCGTCTGGACCGAACACCCCACCCTTGGCGTGTGCCGTCACCTGGAATTGGTTAGCGTTTGGCCTGACCTGAAAACCGTTGGTTCCATCCTGCACCGTGCTGGCCGAGTTTCCTGTCCAACCGGCAGAGGACATCGCGCCATACGCAGATGATGCCAACCCCATAATGCTCGCGGCCGCCCCTACATACCCCATCCACTTATTGCCTGTCGCAGCGCCCAGCGCTGAAATCGTCGCGCCGATCGCAGTTACAGCCGTGCTTGCTGACAAAGTGAATCCACGCGTTGCAGAAGTCGCCTCTTGGGTAGAGACTGCATTCTGCGTCACCGCTGAAGTCGAGTTTTTGGTGCTGCCCGTCAATTCGTTGAAGCCATCTTTCAGGCTTTTCAAACCTGATGACGCCAGACCCGATACGGATGTGGTCAGTGACTTGAAGGAGTTCTTTAGCCCATCAAACATGCTGCCAGAATCGTTACCGGCGCTGGCTGGTAAAGACATTGCCTCAACTGGCGAGCCTGATTGCTGGGTTTTGGTGAAGCTCCCCATAACCGCATCTTTGGCACCCGACAGCTTATCGCCCCAACTGGCTCCTGAGTTTGTACCCATTCCCAGCGACTGCATAAGCGGCTCAACAACCAGTGCCTTGGTGCTAACTTTCAACATTTCGTCAAAGATGTAATCGCCAAAATCAGCGATGCTGAACTTGCCGGTTTTGACGAACTCGGTCAGCTTATCAGTCAGGTTTTCGAAGCAGCTCGTCCACACAGATTCCATTTGCGAGGCTACATCGCTGTACTCCTGCGCCAACTTCTGCTGGGATGTGCCAACCTCTGCAATAAACGCTTTATTTCGGCCAGCCAGCATTTGTGAGATTGCACGGTCGTACACCTCTTTCATGCCCAGGTCTTGAGCGTTCTTCGACTGGCTCTGCAGGTAAGCTAGGCTTTCGTTAAACTTCTTATTCCACTCGGCCGCCGCAGATTGATAATCCGGGGTGTAGCCGGAGTTAACCACCTTGTTGGTCATCGGGGCGAACTTGGTAATGCTCTGCTCGGCAGCGTCTTGATTCAGTCGCTTGGAGTAGGCGTCCTTGTTCTGGTTGATGAACGCAAGCATGGTTTTGGCGTTGTCAATCATCCCCTTGGAAAGGGTATCGCTTGGCACTGCGTTAGCCATCTCAGTCAGGTGCTTAGTGACTTCCTGAATGTTCTGGTCGAACTCAACGCTCGCTTTCGATGACAGCCCCAGCTGGCCGGCCATCTGCTCCGCTTTTCCGATCCACGTCTCATTGGCTTTAATTGCCTTTTGACGCGCACTCTCCTCACGCTTAGCCGCTGATTCAGCGGATTTACCCGCTCGCTCAGCTGCGCGCTGGGCTTTTTGCTCATCCTTCAGCTTTGCCGCGGTCAGGATGGAAGAGATCTTCTCGCGCTGGTCTGCGGTAAGTTGCTCCATCTTGATGGTTTCGCCGTAGATAGATCGCAACTTCGTGTTGGCCTTCAGTTGGGCATCGCCCATCACAGCATCACCGGCAATGTCACGCATGATCGTGCCGTCTGGGTTCATTCGAGTTTGCTTACCAGTACCGAGCTGGGAATTAACAAACAGCGAGTTCAGACGGTCATCTTGCTTTTTGGTACCGCCAACACCGGTGTAATAAGAGCCATCCAGCATCTGCAAGCCTTTGCCGGATTGCTCGCGGATGTTCTTAATCTGCTCTTGAAGTCCTTTCAGAGAATCTTGCGCAGTGCTGAATGCCTGAGATTGCCCATTCAGCTGCCCTTGAAGTCGGGAACGATCGCTTTCATTTAGGGCTGGGTTTTCCAGCAATTTGCTGATGCGAACGACTTCTTGCCCAAGGCTATCAACGATTTTCTGAGTCTTGTCTGCTCCTTTTAAGAATGGCTTCAGATGGGCATCTCGGTCGGCGTTGTTAATCGCTTCCAGCTGCGCACTCTTCTCAGACGGCGACATCTTCTGATCTTGAGAGAGAACGGTGCGCTTGTTGCGCGCATCTTTCAGGGTGGTGGTACTGTACTTCGCCATACCTGCTTTGATGCCATTGTCTACGTCTTCAAGGCGTTTGGTGACGATGTCTCGCGCCAGGTTCTCGTATTGAGCTTTATCCCCCATGCCGATGGTTTCTTTCAGCATTGTTGATTCGGCTTTGTTTCTGGCTAAACGGTCTTGAATAAGTTTGGTGTCAACGCCGACACCAGACATTTTGCCGCTCGATACCATATCCAGCGTCTGCTGATCCAGCGCGTTTTTGCGATCCAGTTCACTTGCGCGAGCAGTCATTTGAGAACGCTGCGCCGCAGTCATTGCTTCCGGGATTTTACGAATCTCGGCAACAGTCTCCGCTGTTTTATCTCTCAGAGAAGACATGACGGCAATCAGGCCACCTACCGCGATAGCGATAGCTGTAATAGCTGCGCCAACTGGATTTGCGACAACTACAGCTGAAAAAGCGAGCCAAGCGGCGCGAACCATCTTGATTGCTTCACCTACGCCAATGATCAGAGTCGCAGTAGTGCCGAACGTTCTGATTGAGGTAATGACTTTGCCAATTGCACCAATGGTTTTAGCACCGGCTCCATTAACAACCTCAAATGCCTTTTTCAGACCACCGCCCATCTCGGCGCCAGCTGTGGCTACACCTGAAATAGTTCCTTTGAGAACCTTGAACCCCACCATACCAAGCGCGACCTGGCCAAGTGTTAACAGAAGCTCTTTGTTCCGCTCCGCCCACTTCGCCATATCCATCAGGCCATCCACAGCTTTGGAAAGCCCTTCGCCAAGGTCTTGCGCAAACACTTTGCCATCGGTGCTGTTCATGTAGGTGGACAGCTCTTTGAAGGCATTGGTGATTGAGTTGAGGTATCCTGCTTTACCAATGCGATCGGCAAATAGAGTGAACGAGGTCTGTAATTGAGCCAGCGCGCCAGTGTAGGCTTGCATCAGATTCTCAGCTGAGCCACGGCTTTGTGCATCAAGCCCCTGAAATAGCAGCTCCAGCCCCTGTTTGGCCGACACCGTACCGGTAGAAATCGCCTTGGTCAGTTGACCCATGGTGACACCTGCAGAATCTGCCATTGCCTGCATCGCGGTAGGAACCGCTTCACCTAATTGCTGACGCAGCTCTTCCATCGAAATGACGCCCTTACCGGACATCTGCTGGATTGCTACAGCTGCGCGCTTCAACAACTCACTATCGCCACCAAATCGCGCCACAGAGTCAACGAGAGACTTCAGCGAGCCATTGGCAGGATCGATGCCAGCTGACTTGAACTTAACGAATGCGTCAGTCAACGCTTCCATAGCAAACGGGGCTGTTTTAGCCATGTTCACGATGTAGTTCATGTCATTGGTAGCAGCCAATTTAGGGTTGGCAGCTTCTTTATTCATACCTTCAAGCAAGATGCGCATCTTCTGCATCTGGGCAGCCGCTTCTACAATCGGCTCCTGCCAACCGAAAAGCATCTCCTTGACGGTGTATGCGGCATCACCAATTTCACCCAGCATGAAGATGTTGCCTTTCATGCCGTCCATCAGCCCACCGCTGGAATGGCGACCGCCACGACCAGATCCACCGCCTGAATCACCAGAACCGCTGCGGCCAGGGCCACGTACATCAGCTCTTAGATTGCCCAATTCTCTTTGGCGGTTGATTAGCGCATCCATTTCCGCCACAACCTTTTTCATCTGGGTAGCGGCTTTAGTAGATGATGCAGCCCAATTCTCCATTTTCTTGCTGGAGTTGGACAATCGCGTGTTCATGCCAGAGGTGGCGGTGTTGGCTTCTTTGACCTCGTGGCTAAATGATGAGGCCGCACGACCAGCGTGATTAGCCCAATCGGAGAAATCACTCAGCTCAGATTGAACAGCCTGCAGCGAATGATGAAACCCCTTCGTGGCTTTGTCGGCTGCATCAATGCGTGTGGTGTAGGTTTTGAGGTTGGCATTGAACGTCACCAACTCTTGTCTGGTGTCGCGCATTGCTTTAGAGACAAGCTCAAAACCGGCGCCCAGGTCTTGAAGACCATTGGCGACGGATTCCAGCTTTTTGTCGAGCGTCCCCAAAATCCCGGCGACGGAACCCAGAGAACGCTCAAGTGTTGCGATTTTTTGGGCTGGCTTTGTGGCCTTCTCGCCAAAACTGACCAGCAGTTTTCCCGCCCGGTCGATTGCCGCGGTGAACTTTTTATCGTCCAGCGACAGAATAAACTCTACGTTGTCAGACATTCCCTTGTCATCCTGCGCCAAAAATTTTCATCAGTTGCTCTTTGGCGTCGGGGTCTGCTTTCGCATAACTTGGATCGTAGACTTTATCGGTAACGACTGGTCTTCCAATACGGTGTTGCAAACCCTCCATGAACGCCTTGCCGCTATCAGCATCTGCCTGGGCGACTCTTGCCACCTGGAAACTACGGACATCCTCTTCAGCCCGGAGACGATCAATGTTTCGACTCAACATCCAAAACATGGCCAACGGCAGCTGAAGTAGTTCTCTCGGTGAGACGGCATAGTGAGCAACAACACGACTGAAATAGAATCCGAGATCGATGGAAACCGTCACCATCTGCCCGGACTCATCGCGGGTAATTACTTTGCTTCTTCACCGGCAGCTTTTTCGTTCTCTTCTTCAACAACTTCCATGGCGAAGGTGAACACCTGCTGCAGTTGAGGCAGCGACAGCTTTTCAAGTGCTTCAGGGGTAACAGTTGGCAGTAACTTCTGCACCAGATCCGCGTATGAGGTTACCTGGTCGGCCATAGACAGAGCGGAGAGATCCTTCCCTTCCATCTGCTTAATAGCGACGAACAGACCAACGGTCATTTCGACGATCGGGTATTTCTTACCGCCAAATTTGATTGCTTTTTGTGGAGGCGAGATTGCATCCAGATCGAGTAATTTGGTCATTTTCAAATCCGTTTAAATAAGAGGCTCGTCCTGAGCCTCTTTGGGTGTTACGCGACGGTGATTGCTGCCGAAGCAGTCTTCGCACCGTCAGTGGTGGTGAAGGCGATCTGGGTATTACCCGCAGCCTTACCAGTTACCTTGCCGGTGCTATCTACAGTAGCTACAGCAGTGTTGCTCGATACCCACGTACCTGTTTTATCGGTGGCGTTGGTAGGCGCAAATACTGCGGCCAGCTGAGTAGTACCGCCCACTGCAATATTTGCCGTGGTTGGATTAACAGCTACGCCAGTGACTGCGGCAGATGCGTCACCAGCATTAGGCTTTGGGTTGGTCATGGTTCCGAGAATGCCGTCGTCGTCCGGGTATGCGTTGAAATCAACGGAGAACACGCGAACGTCATCGGATTTGTAGGCCATGGTGAAGTTACCAGCGGTAGCGGCCTTCGGCAGAGTCAGCACGAAGTCGGTGCCGTCCTGCGGCGTCAGGATCAGTTCCTGGGCAACATCGACAAGGTTAACGCCCTGAGCTGAGCTGATTGACAAGGTATTTTTATCTTCAGACATGGTCGAGCCAGGCATCAGATTAACCAGGTTCGCCAGAACACTTTCGGCCAGTGGAGCGGTAACTTTCACGTTACGACCCTGCACCAGTTCGGAAATGGTGGTCTGACCCAACTGGTCAACGGTGACTTTGAGGGTTTCGGTAGAAACCTCAACTTCAACGCCGCCTTTGGTGTAGCCAAGATCCTGGCCACCGAAAGACACTTTGCAAGCGCCTAATTTGATATTCTTAACATGGGTGTTAGCCATTGTTTGCAAACTCCTTTTTGCATTGGGTGCCGCATTCCTTGCGGCAAAAGTAAGTATATAGCTATTTTTTACTTTAAAAAAGTAACCACGCAGCTATTTTAATGATGATTACATTGGATATGCTGCAAATTCGACGGGAATACCAGCCTCGAACAGCGATCCATCATCCTGCGGGTAGATGATCGGCAGAGACAAAGGCTTAACATATTTAAACCGAATGCCCTGCACTTCTGTATCAAGCATAGGCAGAACGGCCATGATTTTGTTAGCTCTGGCCGACACGGCAGACAATGTTGGCTCTCTGATAATTACGGTGAAAACATCCTGATAAAAGCCATCAAGCTCGCGGTCAATGGCAATACCGGTATTGGGATTCACCAGCAAAATTCCGCTTTTGACTGAAGCCGGCATGTGGTGCGCGAAAGTATCTTTACCAATCACGCCTAACTTCTTGTCCTGAAGAAATTTAGCAAACGCTTCAATAAACATTTCACCCCCTTGTGAATCCGGCCTTTCTCGCTGCTTCTGTCACAGCTTCCCTGAACCGTTTTTCGCCCATTTCAATCGCGCGCTCCATATAGAGACGCCCTACCCTCGCTCGCATTCCCTCGATCGGCGGGTTGGTGACGCTCTTCATTCTCGACAATCGGCCAAGCCGGTAGTGATCGTTGTGCATGTAATCCGCATATTGCCCAACCGTCACGCCCGGGTGTCCCTCGCGAGATGTTGCACCGGAGACATACAGCTCGACTTTCACCTCAGAGAAGTTATTGATCACGCGCGCGTAAATCGCCTTTTCCAGTGATCCGGTTTCAATCGGCGCCATAGCTCTGGCCAATCGCTCCATCACCTTAGCCACCTTCTCCATGTCGCGAAGCAGGTAACGCTTAAATGCTTTTTGACGCTGATCGAGAGAATTGGCCTGGCGTCGTAACTTTGATGCGTCGTAACTCAGACCCATACGTTTGCCCCGACTTCCAGATGACCAGGGCGCCCACGAAGCCCCCAACGACGCTCTACGCTCGCCACCAGCAACTTAGTGCCAGACATCACCAGAACGTCATCCAGCTTCACATCAGCAGCCAGGGGCACGATTAACACAGCATTAAACGTCTCTACGTCAGCTTTGCCACGACTAACAGAGCTATCAGCCCTTACGGACGACTGGACAACACCTTCCGTGAAGTTCACCACGCCAACTTTGGCGCTTCTAACAAATTGATATTTCGACTCGCCGTAGATGTTCATTCCGCCTTTGCGGTACACAGCGAGTTCAGTTTGCCAGGCTACGTGCATACTCACCTCCATGTGAATAAACAGCGCCAGCGCCATTCAGCTGGTGCGGGTGCATCAAGGATGACTTCAACCCTGCCCCCATGCTGGTGGCTGCTGGCACGACAACTGGCTATCGACGAACGATAAACCGGTTATTTGTGTATTTCGCTAACAAACGCCAAGTGGTTCTGGCAACCGTTTTGGGTGCGCTCTTGCCGGTTCGGTACATGTTGGTCGTTTCGCCAATCGACTCCGACAGGATTCCATCTTCACGCGCGGCAGCTACATCATTGCCGTTGGCAATTTCACACGCTTCGTTGATCACAGCCAACATCACAGCGCGCTTAAAGACATCCGGGAATGCAGCAAAATCCTCATCGGTCAGCTCATCCCAATCCATCATATCAATGCGGTACTGTCCTGCTGCGCCAAACGGCATTGTGGTGACGTTCAACATGTTTTGCGGTCGGTCGTAATCGTCATAATCGATACCGAAGATTCGACGAATTGAGAAAGGCATTGTCTTGATGCGATTCGTGGCCTCAATAAGACGCTTGCGCATCAGGCTGTCACCATCGGCAAGTAACGCATCCCCATTCAGCATGTCGATTGCCTGCATCTGGGCGTCAGCGATTGTGGCAAACGAATGCCGTGGAACCGCCAGCTCAAAGTCTGCCATCAGAACATACAGCAGCTCACTGAGGTGATTGATAGTGCCGTCATTGACCGTCAAGACCAAACGACGCAAATCCCGTTCACGATCTGCAAGCTGGTTGTACTCGGCTGGCACGACAACAGTGACGGACATCTTGCCAACCTCAAATTCCACTGGCACATCTTCCGCCACAATGTTCGCCCGGCCGTCTTTCAGGGTGTACGTTGCGGTTGCCGCATCGAGCACATTGAGAGTGAATGACAGCGAAACAGCTTCGCCGCTTTTAAACGTGCCGAGCTGAGCCATCATTCACCGCCCTGGGCTTTCAAAATACCTTCAATCATCTCAACGATGCCCTTGCCCTTTACCCCCAGCTCATTTCCGATCTGGCGCAAACCGGCAATTCCTTCGCTGTCGGCTACCGCTTCCAGCTCTTCGCGAGAGAACTTAGGCTGGGTGCTTACCTGGGCTTGCGTTGTCACTCGCTCCATACGCTCATTAACTGGCGCTGCGGTCTCTTTTACGCTGTCAGCGGATAATCCATGGCGCTCGCTATAAATGCCAGAAGGTGACATGTTTGTACCCTCAACGGTCTCTGCTCGCATTGATGAGCAGATGCGCTGCTGATCTACGAAAGGTAGTTCTGATACTGAAACACCATCTTCAAACTGGATGCCGCATAAAATACCTGTGTAGCCTCTGAAACAAGATTCTAGCAGTCGAACTTTTGCTGATTTCATATGAGTCCCTATAGAGGCCGCTTAGGCGGCCAAGTTATAATTATTCAGTGCCGGTATCGGCGGCAGCTGTAGGTGCTGCTGTAGTTGCGGCTGCAGCCACTTCAACTACCTCACCGCGCAGGGCGGCAAACATTCGCTTTTGTCGGGCTTCACTCACCGGGCTGGTGGTAACGCTATGCTCAAATTGCACACCGAACATGTGACCCGTGTAATCCGAGAGCACTTCTTCGGTAATGCGTACTTTTTTGTCTGCCATGTTTACTCCATAAAAAAGGGCGGGCGACTGCCCACCCTTGCTAGTGATCCTTGATAGGTAGTTAACCACCTATCAATAAGATTAAATCTTAACGCCTTTCAGCGCAGCGATCGCTTTGTCGTGCTTGTTCGCCAGAGAGCAGTACCACTTAACGCGAGTACGCAGGGCGTCTTTGTTTTGAACGGTGCCGATGGACTCAACCACGATACCGGCATTGTCACCACCGTACAGACCAGTCAGGCCGTTCTCTTCAGACAGGTGCAGGCCGTAGATGTCAGCAGCACCGTCAACGACAGGGATGAAGTCGTTCACGATGAACGGAATGCCGTTGTGAGTCAGCATTGGGCGGCCAAAGTTTTCGATCATCACTTCAGATGGACCGACGTTCACGGTGCGCAGCAGCGCACGATAAGCGCGCATGTGTTCAGAGCGAACCATCAGGCAGTCAGCGCCCAGATCTTTCACGGCATCAACCAGCTCATCGAGCATGGAGAAGGTCATGGAAGCGTTGGCAACAATACCCTGGTCAGCAGCCATCAGCTTGGCAATGCCGTCGAAGGATTTCGCGTCTTTGGTGGAGTCACCCTGGATCAGGTTGCGGCGGAATGCGCGCGCCAGACCTTTCACTTTGGAACGAACCTGGATAGCCAACTGGCTATTGGTGTCGGCCATGGTGGTTGCCAGGAATTTATCAACGTCAACGTCGCCAGCCAGAATACGCAGCTTAGCCACATGCTCGGTGAACGTTGCAGCGCCTTCTGGAACCACATCGTTCACGTCAATGAAGCTGGCTTCAGACAGTGAATCTTCGCGGTTGTACAGATACGCCTTAGAGTTGATCTTCATGAAAGGCAGAACGGCAAACAGGTCATCGCGATCGATGATAGTTTCGATTACGCCCTGTTCCAGTTCGTTGTTAGACAGCTTTTCAGCTTCGTCTCGCAGTAATGGCATCTTTTCAATTCCTTTTGATTAAGATGTTATTTTGTAACGATTTTTCCCAGACCCGCAGTTAACTTGTCAATCGTTGACTTATTCACCGGGGTGGTTACTTTGGCGCTTGGCTTACTTTGTGAGCCAGCACCGGGTTTTGCTTCGCTTCGCAGCAGAGCATCGGCTTCAGGATCTGCACGTAAAATACGCTCAATCGCTGATTCGAACGCGAGTGGTTGGCCGTGGCCATCGACCAGCACCGCACGGTCTTTCTGACCAGCTGGCTTGTCATAACCGACTACGCTGCCGTCTTCGCCTACTTCGAAGTGGTTGCCATAAATCACACGAGCTTTGGCCGGTGTCATCAGAGCCTTATCACGCAAGAAACCGGAACCAGAGAAAGATGCACCTACGGTCATCTCAAGCAGTTGCGCCTTCAGAGTGGCATTTTCAGCTTCGACCTGAGTTCGAGCGTCACGCTCTACCTGCAGATCCGCTTGGTGAGCGGCAACCATTTGCTTTTTGACCGCGTCAAACTCGCCGCGGCGCTCAAGCTCAGCTTGCTCCGCTTCTTGACGGGTACGTTCTGCCGCAGCTTCAGCATCCACCAAACGACGAGCACGTTCAGGGTCGATGTCACCATAAGCAGCCAGTTTTTCCTTGCGCTTCATGCTTTCTTTCAAAAGCTCAGCGCCTGACTTCTTGGCATCACGCAGTTTTGCGATCAGCTCTTCTTGGGACAGACCTGCGTATTCATCGTCGAGTTCTGGCTGACGAGCCTGTTTATGTGCGTCATCAGTGCCAGGGTCGTGATCACCACCTTCGCCGCCAGGTTGTTCACCCGGTTGATTTTTAGTTGGTTCACCACCACCACCACCGCCCAGCTCTTCCTTGCCAGCGACGTCCATCAGGCCACGACGGGCCATCATCATTTGCCACAGATTCATAAAATTCCTTTTTACGCCTTATCGCTCGGTTGCTTGAGCAGATGAGTTCCCTGATCCTTGGGAAGAAGTTTTCTCGGTTTCTTGAGAAGATGCTTTATCATAGGTAGTTGGCAAGCTATTTTCAATACCCGTAGATACATTTTTTGGAGGAAATTTCAAGAGATCTGCCTCAAATTCCTTTTTCATTTTCTCCGTGACGTTCGGGAAGATCTTATCGATGAGCATTTCCATCTGATAACGACGAACACTTTCCGGTGCCTGCAGCTCTGACAACTGCTGAGCAACAGCAAATTCATCAGTTAAACCACGGATGTCGAAACTCTCCGGGTAACTGACCAAAGTGTGGTCGTCTTCCAGCTCTTCACCCATCCATTTCCCAACCAGGGCAAGCATCTGACGCTCTGCGCGCTCCAGACGTTCAGCTTTCGTTACCAGCAAGCTATTCACGCGCTGGAAGTCGTATGCTTTGGCTGCACCAGACGAATTATCAATGCCTTTGGCGTTGTCCTGCTTGGTTCGCTCACCGGCAACACCAACAGAGTGATAAATTTCGTTGATGACAGTTTGAACCGTGGTGATGATCATCTGGGCTTGCTTCGGGTCTGGCGACATGTAGAACGGCTGCGAGCCACCTTCACCATCAAAGGTAAACACACGTTTAGTTCCCATCTCCAATACCTTGCCGTGGTTCTCATCGCCAGGCAGCATTGCCTGGACTGGAATCGCCAGCTGGGAGAAGGTCTGATCCTGAATGATTGCATCAAGGTTCGACAGGTAGTTGGCCACCGCACGGTCAAGGTAGGCGATGTCATCAATAAGCGATGGGCTGAAATATGGCGATTCGCTTTGACCAATACAGTCAACAGGGAACACCGGCACAACACCCAGTTTATGCTCACCACTATCTTCGAGGTAAACCTTGGCATTACCTTTCTGGCCACCCTTCTTCACTTCTTCGCGGAACAGATACCATTCGTTTTGAGTCCACAAGCGATAACGCTGGAACTCTTGTCCGGTAGAAGCAAACGGGTCGGCATCATCACGGGCGACTTCCACCACAAGCGCCCACAGTAAATTGCCGTCGTCATCCCATGCCAGATCCAGCATCTGCTGCGGTGAAATCCAGTAAGCGTAGGCGCGGCCATCTTGCTTCTTCTGGTCTTCAACCGACTCAGCGCCAGCTTCCATTGTGCTATCCACCACAACCCAAATTCGCCCATAGATGGAGGATTGCAGGTCGATGGCGGCCATGAACTCGTTAACGGAAACGTTTTGACGAGTAGCGCGGCGCCAGAAATCCCGGATGAACTCTGGTGCATCTTCCTCAGTGCGGTGAATATCTTCGCGGAAAATGTATTTGTTGATCAGGTTTACAACTTCACGCGTGTGGTTGAAGCGGTATGCTCGCTCTACACGTTCTTTGTATTCCTGATCACCTTCTTTGAAATAGCGGAAAACGTTGTCATCGAACCATGCCCGGCCACCCGCGTAGGTGGCCGAAATAAAGTCCCAATGCTCCTTTTTCTTTTCGTACTCAGGATGCCGGCGTTTAACCAGATCCTTGATTACTTTGTCAGTCAATTCCATTTGACCAAACCCCAATTTAATATAAATACCGTTTTAGTACAGGTAGTTAACCACCTATCGAGAGCCACCAAGAATAACACGACTTTTAACCGGAAATCTTCTATGAATTGGATAGCCGAGGGCGTCAGCGCTATGCTCTACACCACCTGACTTGTCCATATCACGCGAACCCGGTTTGTAGATCACCTTTTCCAGCGATTCAATCAGTCCCTTACACTTCGGGCTGATATAAAGTCTCACATCCCCAGACGCGGTCATCAGCATACGGTTTACTGCATTAACACGGTCAGCGATCGGCGGGTGCTTCTTCGGGTGATCGATGCGCAGAAAACCCTTCTCCTTAAAGATGTCCACATCCGATTCACCGCGCGCATGTTGTCGGTATGCGCCTGCAGGGTCTGGGAAGATTGTTACCTGAGACTTCGAGCGCCAGTACCGGCGTTCCAGCTCATCACATACCTCTGCGGTGTTTGAAGAATACAGCACCAGCTCATCCACCGCCCAAACTTCACCATTCGGCTGCGGCTGCAGGATGACCGAGGACATTGGATCGATGTTGAAGTCCTGACCAACCCAGATAGGCAGCTTCGGATTGAAGGCCACATCCTTAACATGCGTTTTGCGGTCGAACGGGTAATACACGCGACCTGACATGTTCTCAAACGACGCAAGGTATTCCTGAGCGAATGATTTAGGGTCCATATCATTCCGCGCGGCTTCGATCTCCGCCTCTGGAACAAAGGGTGAATCGGCTGTCACAAACTGCCAGCTCTTCCACTGCCCCTTCTTCTGCAAATCTTCGTTTTGCCCGATCGTCCAAAGTTTATGGAACTCAGAGAAGCCTTTCGGTGTGCCGATAATCAGCGCACCACCGCGGGTAGAAGACAGCGTTGGACGCAATACCTTGTACCAGGTGTCAGGCTTCATATCCTGGAACTCGTCAAGCACGACAAAGTTCAACGCAACACCACGCAATGTATCTGGCTTATCCGCACCTTTTAGTGCAATTTCCGAACCGTTCTTGAGAACGATCGTCATTGTGGTGTCGTTCTTTTTAGCCACCCATTTGCGCGGGATTGCCTCCTGAAGGTCATCCCACAAAATCTGCCTGGCCATCTGATACGTTGGCGCTACGTACCAAACACGCTGTTTGCGGCCGGAAGCGGCCGCACGAATAATTTTAGAAATTGACAGTCGAGACTTACCCCAGCGTCGGCCAGCACACACCACTTTGAAACGATGGGGTGATTGGAACACTGACATCTGCCCAGAATGCAGCTGAATCAAGCTCAGCGATGACGGGATGGCCATGGTTATGCTTCCCCACTATCATCGTCAGCTTCGCTCTCCAAAACGCTCTCAGCGTCTTTTGCTGCTTCCTCTTCAAGTGCCTCAAGCTCATCATCGTCAATCAGATCTGGTTCTTCTGATTTACGCAGCTCTGCCACCTGATTTGGTGTCAATTCGCCGAACACCAGGTTCGGGATTTCGTCGGCCAAACCTTCGTCTTTATCCATGCCCAGGGCTTTGGATGACACATCAAAGCACTTAGCCAGAATATTGCTGGCGCGCTGAATTGACTTTAGATCGCCCTCGATAACAGCAAGCGATGTGCCTTTGGACTTCGCATCGGCAACCTGACCCATCGCCATTCTGCCAAGTGTGAATGCCCAGCTGTCATACTTGTTACGACGATCATCAATTTTGTCGGCGCGCTCTTTAGCTCGGATCTCTGCGTCTGACTTCAGGGATTCACGCACCATCTTGCCAACTGAGTCGGCTCCTTTGGCCAACCCCTTCTTTTTGAAATAACGAGAGAAGGTCTCGCGGCGCAGCCCATACTCGTCTTCCAATCTGGAAAGCGTGTACTCGCCGGACGCCCATTTCGCCTCGATCTCCGCCCACATAGCTGGCGTGACCTTGACCTTTACCTCTTCAGCTTCGGTCGTCATAGTTCCCTCTAAACCACCACGGCGCTTCCTTGCGCCGAGTAAAATCATTTCTGGAGTTGCTAAACAAATTGGTTTCTACGGTTAGAAAACAACTTAATTGGGGAGTGGTTAAAAGCCTGCTTCCGTATATTTAAATAACCAGCTATTAATTATTTATGGGAAGCAGGTCTTTCTCATGCCACCATCAGCTTTACGCTTGCTCTACCCATAACGGTCAGACCGAGTGTGCGTCGCTGGTAGCCATCATCTCCACGCGCACGAAACTCACCTTTCTCGACAAGTCCCTTTTTAATCAGCGCTCGAAGAGAGAACTGCATACTCTGCTTTGTGGTTTTGTATGGCAGAACCTCCAGCAGCTCATCGAGGTCAAGTAAATGGCCGCGATCGTGGCCAAGGTAAATGGTGCGCAGAATATCTTTCTGCTTATCTGTCAAAATCATTTGCTCGCTTCCTTACGAGATACGCGCCAGATCCAGCGGCGCATTTAATGGTTGGTTGTCGAATGCCAGTAGTGGCAACACGTCAGGCAATTCTCTGCCAAAGTCCGGGTTGCGGTAAACACCATAGAGCGGCGACGTAAAGCTAAGGTTGTGAATGTCCTTCAGCAATTTCACGATACTGGCTTCATCCACCAGCGAATCAGCGATGTCCTGCACGGTTGTGCCGCGGTTACGCCCAGCTTTCGCCAACGATGAGTTCTTGTGGTAGTCGGCAACGAGATCCACCAGCGCGCGGCGGCGGCGATTCTCGCTCATCGAGAACAGCTCTTTCACAATGCTCTCATTGTCGCCCGGGTCGGCACGGAAATGCCGCTGGAATACGCGCAGCGCACTTTCGTAACTCTTCGGGCGCTCTGGTCGAATAAACTGATAACCAGCCTTCATCGCAAAAGGGTTGTATTTGCTCATCGAGGACTGGATTTCGATGATCGGCCTGTTGTGCATTCGGCTCACCAGGTTAATCATGCGATATGAAACACCCACACCACGGTATTGGGTGTCCACCACTGAACGGCTGATCACAGCGAAATTGTTATTCACGTAACGCCCCCAGAACTGATTGGCCACCGTCGTGTTAGTGGTGGGCTTCAGTTTGGGGAACATGCGGTGACGCGGTGCCAGAAGCAATTTTGGAAAAGCCACAACAACAACGCCCACCAGCCGACCGTCAAGCTCGCAGCGGTAATAGGTTGGTGCGAATGGTTTGCCGTCAGTTTTGTAATGCAGCGACTTCAAAGCATTCCAATCGTCCACAGTGCCGCGCGTCACAGTCATACGCTCCAGAAAATCCAAATGCTTCGGAAACTCTTCAGGCTTGTAGCGTTTGATGGTTACGTCGTTCATCGCACCACCTTCCGACTGCCATAACCACCGCGACGAATAGTTGAGGGGTGACGCGTCACAATATCCTCGATCGCCGGCAAACCACCCGCCTTCTTGTCGGCAAGGAACTTGACGCGAGCTTTCACAAACTCTTCAACGATGTAACCCTGAAGATAAGTGAAAGCCTCCTGATCCGAAGGCATCAAATCATGGTGTTGGCCGGTGATAAGCGCGATATGTAAGGCTTCATGCCAGTAAACCGACTCGTTGTAGTTTTCAGGCAGATAGACGCAGTGAACATTTGTGTCGTACTGGATGTAGCCCAGGTCAGTGACCATGCCACCAACCCCTGCAACATATTCACTCTCATCCAGCCCATAGAGCTGTTTGATCACCTCTACATAGCGCTTCTCACCAAAAACAACGACGCAGCGGTTGTAATATGGAGCGACACGGAAGCCATAGGCGCCATGGGCGCGAAGCCAATCTTGCCATTCAGCTTCATGCGTCCAGCGGCGGCGCAGCTCAGCCCCCTCGTAAATTGGGAAAACTTTTTTAAGCTGCATAGTCCACCTTCACACGTTCTTTGTAGTGCTTGGTGATCTGCACATCCGGGCGCAGCGCATTTTTTAGGTCTTCATGCGTGGTTGCCACCATGACAGTTGCCCCGGCTTTGCGCGCAGCGCGCTGGAGATTGGAGGCAACGACCTGGGCAGTTACTCGATCCAGAACAGCGCCAAACTCATCAGCAACCCATACCTTTGCGCCGGTTTCGATTAGTTTTGCGATTTTCAGGCGGTAGCGCTGGCCATCTGACATCTCAGAAGGTTTGCGAACAAACAAATAGGCATCGTTAAGCCCAGCCATGGATAATAGCCCCAATGCCTCGCTGGTGGTCTTACCCAGCTGGTCAATGACGTTCTTGCTGTCATCAAAGGCAAAGTCTTCGATTGACGCCACATCCTGACCTTCTTCTTTCATCAAACGCTGAAGCTCACGCAACACCACTGATTTACCAGATCCTGATTGGCCGGTGATGTACACGACATCACCGCCCCTAATTTCCAGCTCCAGGTTGTCGTAAAGCGACCACTCCTTTTCATCAAGACCCAGACCAAATGACTCTGCGATCTCCAGCGTTCGGGTGGTTTTAGTTACACGCGTTTGGAAGGCTACATTGATGAGGTAGTTGCTCATTCCTCTCCCTCATCGACAGCTTCCTGAGAAACACGCTTCGCATAAGCCACAAATGCTTCTGCCCCGCTCTCTCCCGTCACCTCTTCCATATGGGCTAGTAAATCCCCAACAACCAACGCAGAGCCAGCAGGGAGTGTTTTAAACCCCAGCACGTCGATCACTCGCAATTCTGATTCCGCCACTTCCCGGGAGATCTCTTCATGCTCTTCATGCTGGCGCACGGATTCATGCCCCAAATCCATCACCAGAGAGTCGGTGGCCATGTCTTCCGTCATGCTGCCAACCAAAACGCTCAGCTCACGCTCATCGAAGCCAATTACAACCTCATCGCCCAGCACCAGCTCTTCCAGCTCTTTTTGCAGTTTAATGGCGTCATAATCGGTGCTGGCCAGGCGGTTATCTTCCAGACGCTTCGCGCGAACAGAGATATCATCGAGATCGGCTCGGACAATTACCGGCACCGAGTCAAGCCCAGCATAAATTGCAGCCTCTCGGCGGCCGTGACCGGTGATGATCACCATGTCTTTATCAACGGTAATTGGCTGGTCAAAACCGCGTTTATCAATTGCCGCAGCCAAATCACGAATCTGGGTTTCGTCGTGCTTTTTGGCATTGGCCTCATATGGAACCAGGGTTTTAGGGTCTAGATACACGATCTCAAATGGGGTGCTCATCATTTACGTTCCTTGTAAAAGTCTGCGAGCCACACCAGGGCTTCTCCAGCGTCTTCCATGTCGCTGCCAGTATTAATGCCCTGCTCGGCAATGATCGATTTAATGGCTGTAGTGACTGAATCAGCGGAGTCGAAGGTGACTTTGAAGCGCATCGTCTGGTGCTCCACACCCAAACGCTCAATCTTCTCGCGTTTATCCTCTTCTGCCGCTTTCTCGTCGCCATCTGTCAGTCGCTCCAGTTCCGCCATATCGAAAGCCGCAGTTCGGGCCAGTGTCGCTGCCATCTCGTCATCAAATGGGGCGATTTCTGAAAGGCTAAAGCCAGTTTCTGACTGGATTTCTTCAATCAGACGCTGCAAAGCGAGTTGATCGTCTTCACCGTAGCGCTCGTTATCGACCAGGGACATTTGCTTCGCCACCACGTCGCTGATCTGACCAACGGTGATAACTGGCACAGTGGCAATGCCCTGTTCAATGGCGGCGCGCCAGCGGTGCTCACCCCCAAGGATCTGGAATGAGCCATCTGGCAGCTCGCGGGCCAAGATCGGTTTGAAAAAGCCCAGACGGTCAATTGAGCCTTTCAGTTTTTCGAAATTCTGGAGGCCCACGGAGTTTGTATTCCACGGGTTTGGTTGTAGTCGCCCTACTTCCACCTGCAAGATGTTAATTTTTACGTCCATGTTTTTGATATAATCCATTAAGTAACTAACCACTTATTAAATCATAGCCTGTTAACACAATAAAGGCACTAAGGAAAGACACATGGGCGTTAATATTGTATCAAACGCAGTGAACGCGTTAATTTCGGGGGCGGATGAAAACGTAAAAAAGATAGTCCAAAACATGTTGAGCTACGATGTTGATGGCGCCTCATTTTCAGGCAGTGGCGGATGGGATGGGCGTAGCACCATGTTCAACTGGTCAAAATGCTCGTTCCCGGCTGGATTCGCTCGATCTATTGCAGCAAAGCTAAACCGAGCTGGTATTCCCGCCACTCACATTCGGAAACCGATGGTTTCAGCCCTAGGCAAGCCAAATCCCGCGGTAAACCCATTCCCTTACAACCCCGATTACGCTTATCAAGATCAGACTGTCGAAACCATGGTGAAAGTGGGCGGGATGATTGCCCAGGTCGCTACCGGTGGCGGCAAGTCGAATATTGCCTGCAAAGCAGCTGCACGTATCGGTCGTATGACACTGTTTATCACGACTCGATCTGTCCTAATGTTCCAAATGGCCGATAACTTTCAAAAATCCATCGACTATCGCGCTGAAAATGGCGAACCGTGGCTTAAGGGACAGAAGGTTGGTGTGATTGGCTCGGGCGAACTGAAGGTATCACGTCACATCAACGTTGCGACCGTTCAAACACTCTCCAGTTTTCTAAATGAGCCTGGATCTGACCTCTCTCCTGAGAAGCGCGCCCAGCACCTCAAGCGAAGAGAGCTAATCAAACAGCTTCTTGCTAGCGTTTCCCTCCTAATTTTGGAAGAAGCCCACGAATCATCTGGTTCCAGCTTCTACGATATCGCTCGTCTCTGCCACAATGCTGATTACCGTTTGGCTTTGACAGCCACCCCGTTCATGAAAGATTCAACCGAAGCAAACATGCGACTGATGGCTGTAGCCGGTCGTATCGAGATAAAGGTGACTGAAAAATATCTGATTGACAAAGGTATTTTGGCAAAACCCTACTTCTTATATCATAAAATCGCGTACACTCCAGATGAGGCTAGGATTAAGGCTGAACTTGCATCAAAGCACCTGAACTTTCGGGTTGTTATGAGCACGCCATACCAGAAGGCTTACCAGTTAGGCATCGTTTACAACCTAAACCGCAATGCAGCAATTGTTCGTGCCGCTGTTATGTATAGGTCACACCAGTTAAACTGTATGACGTTGGTAAAGCACAAAAGGCATGGTCAGATCTTAATGGAGATGATGCAGGCAGAGGGATTAAGGGTCGATTTTATCTATGGAGAATCTTCCCAGAAGGTACGGCAAGCAAAACTGCAGAGCCTGGCTGCAGGCAAAATAGACATTCTCATTGGCTCCACCATACTCGATGTAGGCGTTGATGTCCCAAGTGTGGGTGCGGTAATCCTCGCTGGTGGTGGGAAGGCAGAAGTTGAGATGCGTCAGCGCGTCGGACGTGGTCTACGAGCCAAAAAGAATCAGGCGAATGTTTGTTTTATCTCTGACTTTATTGATTGTTCCAATAAGTACCTGATGTCTCATTCCTACGAGCGCAAAAACATCATCGACACGACACCTGGATTTGCTGAAGGCGTGTTACCTGTCGATGGAAAGTTTGATTTTAATGTTCTGGGCAACTGATACATGGAAAAACCAAAACCCGTTTTTTGCCAGGTTGCTTTGAGTCCTCGCGCTAACGACAAAGTTGAAGCGTTTAAGAGCAAACTCAGAGAATCCGGCGTCAAGATGACCAAGTCTGAAGTTATCGACATGATCGTCACAGAAGTAAACATGGCCGACTTCGCGCGGTACTCGAAAAGGGCTTTGGCCACCAGTAAAGCCGCACAAAGGATTATTGAGCTGTACAACACCACCGACATGACGGAAGAAGATCGTGACATTCTGCTCGCTGGTTTGGAACACTCAAGCATCCCAGAACCAAAGCCTTAACTTCACAGTGGGCTGGTCTTGTCCAGCCCACTATCTCGGCACCATTCCCACCTCAACACAATCGCGTGTTACCCTGAACAAAACAAAACTTCGGACACGAAATGACTATCACCGATATTACTTACGGCATACCCGCTGAGGTGTGGCCGCGCAATTATAAAGATGTTGAGCGCTCGCTTCAGTATTACCGCGCTAAGCGTGTTCCTGTAAAAGTGTCTTTAGAGGATGGGCAGGTATTCTCTCTCTTCGTATATGGGCTACTGACAGCGCGCAACAAACTTGATTTGGCACCGCGGTTCGACGCCAACGAACACCGCGTTCGTGTGCCACTTGAGCGCGTGACAACGATTGAGACAATCAAGCAAGAAGAGGTGCAAAAGAGCTTTGAAGGCAGATTGACGATCAATGCTGATGATTACCAAAACCAGCCTTCAAAGCGCGACTTCTTTAAAGTTTGCCGCCAGGCGCACCAGAACGAAAAGCTGATCCGCATTTACATGGCCGATGGTAGAGAAATCGAAGGTGAATCGGCGGGCGTCAATGCCAGCCAAGTAAATGTACGACAAGATGGCGGCAAGCAGCTGGTGGTGCTCTTTGATTGGGTTGACCGCATTGTGCCGTTCTAAAATTACCTGCGTCTGAAAGGCGTTTGCAGGTTCGCTGTGTGCCAAAACGGATGCGCTAACAGCAACTTATTTTAATCAGCGGGCGAGTAGATTGCTCCCGATTAGAAAGGTGTAACCTCAATTACTAGAAATCGTAGTGCTCAATATCTACTGAAAAAGATATAATTCCCCCTTTAATCATAACGAAAAGAAAAAGACAATGAACAAAACGAAGGGATTGGTTCTTGCAGTATTGACATCGGTTTCGTTAAACGCTACAGCTGCAAAAGACTTGATAATGCAATTGAACTGTGACGGACATGACGTGGTGTTCTCTCGGACTGCTAAAGGTAACAACCTGATTGTTGCGGATGGTGTGATGTATGACACTAGCGAAGGCACAAGAGTTGTTAAGGCTAATGATGGTTCTAATGTGACGTATCAGTTTGCTAGTCGTGAAAGCAATGGCAAATCTCTCTTTGCAAGTGTCTATTCCACTGAAGCCATGTTAGAGCAGAACAAAGCAAACTTCATCTATGACCACGACAATGAGAAGGTCAAACTTGCCTGTGATATCGTCAATCATCAGATAATAAAAGATTGATCAGCATATGCACTTTTAGTTGGAATTGATTTCTTCTTGCCTGACTTCGTGAAACACATGGCCCGTTAGATTCAAGGTACAAAAACGCTGCAGCGTGCCGAGATACAGAAAACCTGCCGGAGCTGACGCTGTGACCAGCCCCCGGCAGGGTGAAACGTTTAGTTGGCGAAACCCAGAGAGGCATTTCTGAATGTCTGCCAGGTCTCTTTATCCGGAGCCGGCGGGATTTTCGCGCGGGAGACGGCTGAGAGAATGGCCTGACAGTATTCAGGATCGCCTTTTTCAATCGCTGCGCTCAGCAGCATTCCGTCGGGCTGTATGGAAATCCTGACGGTACAGCTCTTTCCCCTGTATGACTGACTACCCGAAAACTGTTCAGTCACTGCCTGGCGTATCTGTACTAAATATCTCGCGTTTTTATCAGGTTTCGCCTGGCTCATTCCCCATATATCTTCAGGCAGAGGGGGCTGTTGTTTATCGCCGGCACAGGCACTCAGCAGAAATGGCAGGACTAACAGCAGCGGTTTGATACGTTGTGATGGCATTGAACACTGTCCCTGTAGGTACTGAAATGTCACATGCTAATGCCATTATTAAGGAGAAGTAAACGCCTGGAAATGGTATTCCTGTTGGATTTCTTCAGATAAAACGCCACCCGGCATGTCCGGCAGCATAGCTATACACGTGCACAAAATTATCAGCGGCGGTTTTTTACTATCGCGCCGGGGAAAGGCGTCGGATACGGCCCGTTGGCCGCAAAAACGTGCTGAGGACCTCACTGACTTTCAAAAAGCTAAGTTCAGATGTCCGGGCAGAGTAAAGATTAAATGTCCGCTATGTGCCAGAAGATGACGTTAAAAACGTATATTTTGTGTTAAAATGAGAAGAAAAGAAGCATTCAAAGATATTCAATTAATTTTTAGCTTGCGATGGTCAATTAGCATAATGAAAAATGATGAGTATAACATGGCAGATCATGAAAAAAATGAAATAAATAAAGACACTTTGGAACAAATGTCCAACAAGGCTGATGAATTAATTCAAAAAGGAGATCGCCTACAATTAGAAAGATATACAAAAAATTTAACTGATAGACGTTTGTTTTTTGCAGACTTGATAGATGAGGCGCGATTTTTATATATAATAGGAAATTGTTATCAGGTTCTCTATCAACATAGAGATATGGAATGGTATTCTGACGACCTCAGTAAAGCTGCTATATTTTTCAGGAATGCTTTAAATATTATAAACAAATTGGCACTTCCTAATCAGGAAACTCTATTTTTAAGAAGTTGCATTGAGACAAACCTTGCGAACTCGTTAAGCGCTCAAGGTCGAGCATTCTGCTGCATACCCTTATGGGATAAGGCTATCAATCAGAATAACCCAGTTGCAATGATCTGCAAGGCACAAAACGAATTGTTTTTGGCTAATGTACTGTATGATCCTGGCCATCAAGAATATCACCTTTTTGTGGCTTACAAACTCATAATCCAGGGGTTAAAATATAAAAATTATTTATATGAAGAGCAGCAAGTAGCCTTTCATGAAGATGGAGAGCTGATGAAGTTCAAAAATTGGTTTGAACATAATTTGACAGAGTCTTCTTTTAAAGAATTTGAGGCGCAAAGATACGATTTTGACACAAAAAAGCAAAGAAGTTATCTTGCATGGTGTGGAGAGAATAATCTTTTTATTAATGACTTAAATGACGTTCTTTGTTCTGAAGTTGTTTATCAAGACATTGTTTCTCTTCCTAGTTTCAGTTATAAGTTGAATGAATCTTTATCGATGCACGAAACGCTAATGTATCACGGAAACTTCGATGAGTTAAAAAACGATTATTGTTATTCTCGTTATCTTTTCTACACCGCATTGAATATCCCACAGGAGGCAAAGCATTTTTTTAATGACACATACCCTCACGTTGAAGATATGTCACATTCATTAACAAACCTAAAATCAAGTCATTATAAAAGTGCGTTTAGGACTCTGTATTCATTATTCGACAAAATATCTTATTTCCTTCACAGGTTCCTTGAGCTTAATGATATAAAAGATGATAACAAGATTACCTTTGATTCAATTTTTAGGGATATTTCAAAAAGGAATGCATGGGTGCCTCACCCGCGATTAAAAATGAGTAAAAACCCCTTTATTCATGCCTTATTTTATATATTAAAGGATATCAGAGATGTTAAAGATGCGACCCCCACAACACGTTGGCTCGACCCTGAAGCAAAATCATTTGCAGAAATAAGAAATGCTCTTGAGCATCGATCATTGAAAATCATTGATGATTTTGGATATACACTAACTCAATTAGATAAAGAATATACTTCAGAACAATTAAAAAACTACATAGCCGAAAAGGATAAATGCGCCCTAGATTTGGAAAAATTACACCATGACATTAAGGATATAAAAAATGGAGAAAATTCAAATTATGTGACGACAATGACCGACATGAAAATAGCATTAGAAATCAAGAAGAAAGAACTTGAATCACTGATAAATGAGCAACATAGACTTTCTACACATTCGTTGTTAATCACAGTTAGCGAATTCGAATCGAGGACTTTAACCTTAATGAGACTTGCAAGAAATTCAATAATATACTTATCATTAGCAATTCATTATGAAGAGCAATGTAAGCCAAAATCAGACGGATTGGTCATGCCGACTGTAGTACCTTTAAGATGATTTTTATGTGGGTTGAAATCACAATGTCCGCAGTTCGCTCATAGCGGACAAAGAATCGCGCCCGTTAGGGCGCTTTTGTTTACCAAGCAGTTTTGTTCAGATAGAAGTCGCCACCGGCATTGCTGCCAAATCTGTAAGCGGACTCCGATTTCACATTCACAGTTGTCTCAACGTTCTCACCGGCACAGAACGGCATAGCTCTTGAGAGTCGAGCACCGATAATGTGTTCCCCGGGCGCGAGATAAAGGCTAACCTTTTCCGACATCCCCACTTCGGCGACATCTTTCCCATCGATGGCTACTGTCGCAGTGCAGAATGCTCCCTTAGAGCCAGAATCGCGTTTAACGACCGTCAGCACCGTGCCGGTGGCGGATTGTGTAAGGGTGCGCTCGATGATCTGCTTCGACGGCACTTCTTTTGCTTCGCTGGTCGCTACTGGTTGGTTGGAGCAAGCGGAGAGAAGGAGTGCAGCAGCTGTTGCAGCGAAATAGGCAATTTTCATATTCATCCCGAATCTATAAGGGCAATCTAATTTAAGTTATGTAGTGCAGGTGTGTTATTCACCGTTGCATCATATCAGCAAGCTATAAGGTTATCCATGCGGCAGCGGTCAAATGGTTAATTGTTGAGTCGGTCAATTATATAAGGGTAGTGGCCGAAATAGGGAATTTATTGAGGGAACACCTTCCTTCCTTATACGATTATTTCTAGGACTTTGCTTTTTTCATCTTTTTTTAAAAAAATCATAAAAAGGACTTGCGCGGTTTTTTAACTCATCCATAATGCAACCCATCGAAAGCAAACACGCTAACGATAAATAAAACATTCAGCGCTTTGCGCAAATATATAGGATTAAATTTTATGTCTAACATCATTTCAAAAAAATCTGTTCTTGAAGCTGCTACTACTGTTGCAATTGAATTAGCTGAAACTGTTGCAAGCGTCGAGCAAAATTACACTGCTCGCTATAACGCTGGGCAAGATACGAAAGCAGATAAAAAAGCTATGCAAGCTGCTAAAACTAAACTTGCTTACTTCACTAACAACGTTTGCAAGCCACTGACTGATGATAAAGCAAATAGCGTGTTTTATTATGCGATTAAAGCAAGCAAGCAAACGCCAGAGCAGTTTTTCCGCGAAGCAATGGAGAATAGCTATAGCTTAGAAAAACTGGTCTACTTGATTAATTCTATCCGCGCTAAACGTTGCGAATACTCATTAGCTGATCAATCTGGTTCACGCGTTTTTGCAATTATTGAAATTATCAAAGATGAAATGGAAGTTTTCACCAATGGCGCAATTAAAACGCTGATGGATGAAGCGAAGAGAGAAAACGAGAAGCAAGCGGATCAAACGTATACGCAAGCTAATCAGTTAATCGCTATGTGTGAACGTTTGGGCTTGATTGAGAAGATTAAAGGAGCTGGCGCAGCTAAAAACGGATCACAACAATATAAACTGTTAGATAATGATTTTGTGTCTTATATCCGTGATGCTTTCGCAGTAGCTCAATAAAGGAATATAGCGCCCACTATGGGCGCTTTTAAATGGACACAATAGAATGACTAAGCAAGAATATTTAAAACGCCAAAATAAAGCATACATGAAATTTAAAGCGGAACTTTGCGCAGAACTACAAGCGGAAATGGACGCAATGAATTTAAATTTTTTCGATGTCGTTAATGGCTATATGACGGAAAGAAAAAAACGTTACATGTTTTTAGTTGATACAATCGGAAAACTTAAACGCGATCTTTACTGCTAATTTTAAGCGCCCATAGTGGGCGCTTTTTTCGTTGTATCGTGGGAAACGAGACAAGACTATAAATCGACGCAATGAGACGATCACAGAGACGCTTTTTAGCATTGGCTAATGCATTATCACACGTTATAGATTTAAGCGCTTAAAACGCTTTACAGCGCGTTTAAATCGCCATGTTTAAATTGTGATCGTTGTCTGGTGTAACGTTGCCAATATGGGCGCGCTGTTATGTGTCGGTATGGTGCGGCATTGTGCGCTGGCATCGCGTGGCGCTGGTACAATGTGCGCTTACTGGCTGGCGTGTCTGGCTGGCTATCCAGTGGTAAAGCAGTCAAGGCGTAAAGCCATTCAGGTGGATGCTCGGCAAATGGCTGGGGGCGATTCTGGGGTGTCCCTGGCCACCGCCCTACCCCACTCCTAAAGCCAAACCTACTCTGTGCCTGAATCCCTATACCGAAAGCTGGCCGTTTCCCGAAAAATTCCCCTACCCGTTTCCCTGCGGCTACCCTTCGAGGGCTGTGGCCGTTTTCAAAAATTTCCCTGCGGCCACGATTCCCAAACCTAAAGGGCGCCGTTTCCAACGCCCTCCCCTTTCGCTACTTCCCTTCCAGCATTATCAGCTCGTGGCTATTGCGGGTCTTAAACGTGATTTCTGGCAATTTCAGCTTCCACTCAAAGTCACCCGCTTCCAGAATGACACCAGTATAGCGTTCTGCTTGATCCGCGTATCGCTTTGCAGTGGATGTCACCCAATCAGGGTCTAACCCGGTACGCGTGCTGTAGAAGTGCATTGCGATCTGGATAGCCATCTCAAATCGACGGGATGAACAGTTGCGGCCGCGTAGTGGGAAGACGAATAATCCATTACCGGTGCGAACCACCAGCGCATTGCCAATATCCCGCTTGTAAAAGCGATTGGACTTGAGCGCCAGCTGCAGGTCATTAATCTCATATGCCCCCAGAGTGCCTGTAACGTCCTTCCCGTCCACTGTCACGCTTCGCACGTCGTGGTGAATGGTGTTAAACAGGACTTGTGCGTTACCCAGGCGGGTGTCCATCTGGTAAATCTGATTCATGTGCTTTTCTCGTTATTTGTCTTAACAACTTGTTTTGTTATGGGTCTAATTATCGCAATGGTCACACGGCAGTAAATACGTTGTTTACGGCGTTGCTGGTGGCCTGCGGTAAGCCGGATGGTCGGTTAGCCTCCGGGAATGTGGGTGGGTAATCCCACCAGCCTGAGCTGGTGAGGTTGGTTGTTTACCATTCTTCGTAGGGAAGTCTTCGATGACCGGCGCATCCATGTCGAGGTGGATATAGCCATAGTCGGCGTCATAAATAGCCTTCAGGTTCGCATACCCGAACTCGGTCAGGCCATCGGACTTCAGATCGTCCAGCCCACTCCCCTGGGTTGCATCTATGCGAAGAATTGCCCCGCCATCAGTGTCGTGAATCCACCAGCCGTAATTCAAGTTTCGGCACTTCTCTTCAATTAGGCGCATGTCCTCTTCGCGAACGTGAGCGGTAGAGATGATTGCTGTTTTGATTGTGACGATATTCATGGTGCCCTCTCAGTGCATCAAACCAATGTCTACGCTATCGCCACCTTTAGTGAGACGGATCATCAGCATTGCGAAAGCATTAAGTGGATAACCGGCGTGCCATTCAGGAGCACGCTCATCAATCATGAAGTCGGCCACATCGAAGAGCGCGCCTTCGTGGTGGAAGAAGCGGGTGCTGCCTTGGTCGTCATATTCGACGTGATCCATTTCGTTCTGCTCGGCTTCGTTCAGGTCGAGCCAAGAAAGTAGATGGACGTTTTCTGCTTTAGGTGTAACGTTAAATTCAGTCATGTGCTTTTGTCTTGTTTTGTTGTTGGACTTATTATCGCAATTGACACACGGTAGAAAACAATTTGTTATCGGGCATAAGAAAATGGCGCGAGTTAGCGCGCCATTGTGATTTAAGCAGACTGGCCTGTGGCCAGCACATCAGCAGGTAGATAACTGTCCAGCGTTACGCCGGAGGTAATCTTCATGCCATATGCGCCGATCCAAGTGCTGGTGTTGTCAATGCCCGTTTCAATGAAGTCAGTAACCTCACCCATCAGGGTTTCGAACAGGTCTTTACCAGATGCGCGGTAATGACCTTCAATAGCCACCAGCAGCGGGTCACTACCGTCCATAACAGTCTGTGCACCGACGGAGTACACCGCAGGTTGCGCTTTGTCTTTCGGGGTTTTGCGAACCAGGGTACTTACCTGCTTCTCCAGCCCTACAGAAGAGTCCCGGATTTGGACGGTAATTTTTGCCACCTTGTCACCAGCTTCGGTGCGCTCAGAGGCGTAATACATGTCGTAAACCAGTTCTTTTGCCTTGTATGTCATATGACCTCCATGTCATGTTGATTCGCAGCCATTGTAGATAGGTAGCTAGCTACTTACAAGTGTAGGGTTAGATTCATAGAAAAAAGCCCACCAAGGATTAGAGGTGGGCTGATAAGGATGTCTAATTGCACATGATTATACTGCTACTGCGGCTGTCGCTCGCTGAATCTCCAGTTGGGCAATTTGGTTGGCTTGGGTTAGTGCTCGTTCAAGTTGATCTTTCGGGAAGTGGTAAATCTTCGCGAAACGGTTAGGGTAATAAGGGCGATTCATGGTGATAGCAATACGCTCAGTAATCTTGGTCTTAACCATCTCAGCACTCTGGCCGTGCAGCTCGTATACAATTTCACGGAACACGCCGATAACAACACCACTGGCTGTTATATCAAGCAAGTTAATGCGCTTAGTCTCGCGCTTAGCCTTAGCTGGGGCAGTTTCAAAGAAAGAATCATCAAGTTTGTCGAGCAGCTTCATATTTACCACCATGTAAACAGTTTGTTTTCTTATTGGTGTAAATAATACAGTGGTTAAAAAGGGCGCAAAGCTTTTAATCCAGGGGTGTCTGCCATGTGTAGGTGACCTCGGATTCATTCATCACGCAGGGGAAATTGACATCAAAGGTCCATGAATCATACTCACTCTCAAAATAGGAATCACGGAACCGCTCCATATCCTCTTTCATCAAATACTCATTAAAATGGTAGTAGTCCCCATCCAGTCCCTTCTTATGCCAAATAATTTCTGTCCCTTTCATTTGCACGAGGGCAACGATGTCAGAATCCTTCTCAGGAACCAATACAACCCTGTCGATATCGTCGCTCCTGAAGCAAACAAGAAAACAGTCATTGGTTTGAGGATTGAATGTAGTGCAATAAAACATGTTGGCTCCCATCAGAAAATTTGCCGCAGTTTACCCAATGTATAATATGGCTAGTGAACACTTTTTTACTTTTAATCACTTAGGCTACAAAACCATTCATGGCCGTACATAGAAGGATTGTTTTGACAAGCCAACAAAAGGGTTAAACAAATTGTTTACGGACATAACAAATGCGACGGAGGTGGCTCATTCAAGACGCCGCAGGTAATGCATGATAGAAGGCCATTAAGTTGGTGGCCTATTAACTACAAGGGGCTATCTGGTTTCCTCCTCTTTATCTTCGGGAAATTCCTCGTAAACAGCATCGGCTAACTCCTGCTGCTGTTCAAAGGTCAGTTGATCCCACACCTCAACTCCTTTAGGGCCACCCCCTTCAGTCGGAACGTATGACCACAATTTTTTGGTCAGTTCAGGGCCAACACCATCGAGACATTCTGCTAACGAGTCAACACCCCAATGGCGAACCAGCTCAGGCATTTTAATTGTCATAATTTTCCCTTATTTCGATTCAGAAGTTGAGCAGTTCCAGGCCACAGACATTGGTTCGTCAGAGATAGAAAAGTCGAACGCACCTTCTCTGTAACCCTCACCAATCATTGAGCCGATTTGCAAGGCCACATCTTCGGAACGAATAACGTCATCCAGTGAGATCTCGTCAGTGTTCATCCCTTTGAGTGTGATGCTGATATTTAAATGTTTATACATGTGTGTTACTCCGTTGTTTTCTTATGTGTCTAATTATGCCAACAACGAATAGGGGATAAAGTACCAAATGGCGGCTAGCTAGATTCCTGCAGGTCATTTTTGCAGTTGCCCACCCGCAACCCTTACAATAAAGCTTGCTTACCTTCATGATTGTGAAATGCTGATGGCAGTGGTCAGAGACACCTCCGTTCGGCTGGCCGGATTAGACAGGTGGGTCCATCCAGGCGAGAAACGACTTTGTCATTCCCCCGCTAATACTCCTCACTACCCCTGCACCTATACAGGGGTCTTCCCCGTTTCCCGAAAATTTTCCCTGACCGTTCTTCTACCGGTTTCTCGCCGCTTCCCGGAGGCTGGCCTCATTCGTCGGTGTGCTCAGGTGATGATCGGTGAGAAGCGGGATTTGAGCGGCGGCGACATTTTCCCTGCGGGTGTACCGAGCGAAGGGAGCTATGCAGAGGCGACGGAAATTTAGGGGTTGAATAAATACGGTGATTGAAGCGCGCCCTCCACCATTTCACTCCCTTACAGTTCCCCCATTCCCTATGCGTAAACGTACCCATATCGACTGACCACTATAGTGAGCTATCCCTATGTGTTTCTCTCCTATAACGCTTAATAGCGCGGTCTCTTTCTCTCTGGGATTGGCTTTCTTCCTTCTGGGTATTCGTTACTCTCAATAACGGTTAGTGGTGAATTGCTGGTTGTGGTGTCTGGGTGTTTCTCTTCTGAAAATCGTGGAGGTGTGGGTAATGGCATGTCTCCTTTTCTTGTATTCGCCTCTCCAGTTTCCTCTCGGGGATTTCGCTTCTCGGTGGCTGGGTGTGTTGTGAATAGCGGATGTGAAAGTAATGGCAGTTCCCCCTATAGCTTATTCTCTCTGTAGCTTATGCGGTTTGCTTCTCCCGCCAGTGTTGGTGCCGGATTGTCTGGGGTTGCTGAATATTCCGGGGATGTGGGCAATGGCAAGTCTCCTTTCCAGTTTGCTCTGCTGTCTCTGGGGTATTGGGCTTCTGGGTTGCCTGCAGTAAGTCGGAGGGTTGTTCTCTGATAGCCTGACGAAAGTGAGGTGGGTGTTGCAATTGTGGATGGGTGGGTAATGGCAGTTGCGCCAGTTTGCTATTGCCTTAACAGCTTGTTTTCTTATGTGGTGAAACAAATTGTTTTGCTATCGCATATAAAGCAACGGGAGCTATTCTCAGCGTGTCTATCGTGTGGGTGACAAATGGTATTACTTTGGAGAGATGTCTCTATCATGGTGTGGTTCTGGCGTTTACTTGGCGGGTATAAGTGGGGTGGCTGCAACAGATCAACTTTTGGGGCAAAAAAAGGGTATGACGTTGACTTTTTATTGATCCCTTGTTTAGTTGTTTTCTTATGTGTGTAACTGCCCACGAAGCCAGACTGTATCTGGTGTGGGCAATTGAATTGAGGAGAAAATAGTCAGGTCAATTCGCTCTTATAGAAAAGGTCAAATTTTGGTTTATTGATCTTTAAACATGTCAGACACTCTTTTCTCTATTTCTAATTCTTTCAGATGAGAAGCAATGTATAAATCGGGTTCCAATGGAGATAAGGGTGGTATATGACCCCGGCTGTATTGCTCATAGTTTTCACGCATAGCTTTCTCAACTTCCCATAGCTCCACTGCTTCATAAATTATGTCACCACTTTCTTGAAGTTTCTTGGCAGTTTCTGCTATAGAAAATTTCAAATACGGATTAAGGCCTATGAAATTGCCTGCAAGCATGTCATCAACATGCTTGGTATTGGCAATAACTGCGAATTTCATAATAGCATCATCAACCTTCCAGTCGGAAACAAACAACAAGAGAGCCGCAAATGCGAGCAGTTTTTCTTCACCATCAGCTCGCTCACGCACCGCTTTGTTCTGAAAGGCTGAGAAATTATTGACTATAAAAGATGTTAATTGGAGTGTTTTTGAATATTCTTCACGTAGCAGAGACGGATCTATCAGCAGCTTCTGTTTACTAGTGTGCATAAAATCGCTAAGATCCCTAATATGTTTAGGCCATATTTTAAGCTCATCGAGGGCTTTGAGGGTCGGCTGGTGAATTCTTACTGCCTCTCTTTGGATTGCTTCTTTCCAAGAAAAACCAGGAATAGTTGCTTGAACTGGGGCGAAAGGTACTAAATTATCTCTACCATTTGCGTATGGGTGCCTAGGAAGACGAACGATGAAGTCTAGCCAACCAATCATTTCTTCTGAAACTTCTATTACGAATGTCGATGCGGTACGTTTTTCGAAAAACCACTGACGCATCAGTCTCATTGTCTCCTGTGAAAAAACCTCATTCTGAATGCCAGCACATACCAGCCTTCTGATAACTTGGGTGATCTTGGTTCTGTCTGTGCTGTATCGCACTAGGTGCTGGCCTATCTCATGCGATAGGCGATCACCATAAAAATCACAAGATGGATGATGAGCGCTCTCTCCATCCTTGCCAATAAACCGAAAATGAGCCTTTTTATGATAGTTGCTTGATTGTGCAGCTCTGACATACGTACCTCCAGAAGCTTCACAAATCGGACAAATAATATCCTCACGTGCAAAATCATGTATCTGGCTTATATCTATATCCAAGAGATTGAGGTATTGATCTGGATCTACTTCTTTATGTAAAAATTTTGAGTACGCTGTGTCAGTCATTAATCAGTCCCAAGCCATTTTTAGGCACTTTAACATACTAATATTTTACCAACTGGTGTACACCTATGCTCCGATCTTAGCAAATCACTAACTCACAAAAACAATTTATTTAATTGTTTAGTTATCTGTCAAAACGATGCTTTTAGCTGACGCGTTTGATGATGCAGACAGTGACAGTGACGCCGGTGTCCTCAAACTCTCTCTCGAATGTCTTCCCGATCGCACACACATATCGACGTTCATCAATCCACTCTGTTAGGTTTGGTACTCCAGGCAGCACAGCCACCAGCCGGCCATCAACATTTAGATGTTCCAGAGCGGTGAGTGTGTGAGATTTAGCACGGCCTTCGGAGTACGGCGGATTCATGGCGATCTTGTCGAACTTCATCTGGGCATAGTCTTTCGACCAGGCAATGAAGTCGGCGTTATGCACATCTTGGTAGCCTTTCTCTTTTAAGATTTCAGCAAATAACGGAGCCACTTCAACGCAGGTCGCGAACTCGCTTGCCAACGGGACGGACGCCAACAAATCACCTCGACCAGCTGAAGGCTCAAGCAGTGTTTCGCCTGGCTTCATATTGAGCGCCGCCGCAACATAATCCGCGATTGTTTTTGGGGTAGGGTAGAACTGGTGGGCAACTACATCCGGTATCTGACCGGTGGCCATGATCATGCTAATGATGTTGCCAGGCTCATATGGGAATTTAAAGCAATGGCTGCTGGTCTGGACGCCGCCGATCCGCTTGATGACAGCTTCAGCCTTCTCTATCTCTGATTTTGACAAGCTATGATGACTGTACGACCAGCTGCCGTAACGATTACTCATCGTTGATAACGCTCTTCTGGCCTGGCTGCTAACTTCCGTATGAACATGCCCAAACTCTTTGGGCGGGGCGCTCTTGGCAGGTGGCTTACGCAATTCAGATGGGATTGAGGCTGGCATGGCCACCGCCAGAACTTCATTGAGTTTCCAGGCCACGTCTGGGTGTACCTGAATGTGCAGGTTCCCATTTTTGAACATCTTCACGCGCATCAGATTGCCATCGATACTGTACCAGGTGTTCATTTCTTTATTGTCACGGTAAAGCGCGCTGAATACATGACGTGACGGCGCCACCTCAGTAATTTCCTGATGCGCGAAGAAGTGAAGCATCACTCGCAGGTCGTCGAGCACATCCTCTTTGCGGTGGTTAATTGAAACGCTGTCATTCCAGTAGTCGGTAAAGACATAGGAGATGATCATCTTCTCCGAAAAGCCAAACACCTTGTTAGTTTTGTGGTGTGGGCTGAGTGCCTTGAATAAACCATGCACACGCTCCACCAGGTACTTGTGACGGTCATTCAACAACGAGACCATTGTCGGTACAACTGTTTGAAGAGTGAACTCTGGGACGCCCACATACTTCTTAGCGCGGTACGTGTCCTTGAACATTCCCGTTTTCCGTTCTTCGGAAACTTCTATCTTCCCCTGGATAAACTGTTCTCGCCATTCCTCACGGCGCGCAGCTGGCATGATCATTAAGACATTGGTCATTTCTGTCACCCGCTGCCAGTAACGCGCGTGAATGTTCTCCTTCACATGCTGCAAGTTTACTTTAGAGAGAGTGCTGCCCGGGCGCGCGTTGCAATCTGGCTGGTGGTTCAGCTCTAACAGTCGATTAATCATCTGATACCGGTCATCCCCATACACGTAGTCGTGAACCTCGTGCATCAAGGCAATCTCACGATCGCACTCAGCTACGATGTTGTTGATGATCGTCAGCTCTTCGCGGAATGCCACGCTGCTACCAGGGGAGGAAGCTTCGATAATTGAAAGTGCCGCGCTCATGTACCCACCATTAAACAAAATGTTTTCTTATTGGTGTTATTATTTCATATAAGACACGGCATAAAACAATTTGTTTACGGCTTTAAGCTAAATGTAAAATGTCAAGACTTTCAACGGTTGAAAAGGATTTTAACCATGACTTTCGGGCTTCAGTGCTGGGATGGGAGCGGCCGGCTGGTCGTCGATCTCAGCGATTACAACTGCCGTTTTATTGGCACATACACTGCGAAAATGGCATCAGGAGCTAAATCGTTTACTCAATTTGTACCAGGGATCGATGCTTCAAATTCATTCGCTATCATCACGCAAAACTCATTCGGAGGGTTCGTAGATTGTTATTGTGTCACAGGCACAAACAGTTTCACTTTGTACCAGATGAACGACTACAACTCGCCTGAGACGTTCACGGTTGAAGTGTACCGGTACGCATAAGGAGATCACATGTCATATGGATTTGAGTTATTCAACGATGCTGGGGCGGTCATGGTCGATTCTGACAATCGAACCACGCTTTTTTCAGACATTAGAAATATTACTGGCCTAACTGATATAGGCTATTACCAAGTCAAGAACCCATTTGGCGGCGACTATCCTTTTGGTTTTTTACCAAGTAACAGCTGGCCACAACCTGGGTATCTCTATTGGTATCAGCTAAATCCCGGTGCGTTCGCAATGCCAGGCGCCTGGTGCTTTCAGAACAATAGTGGTCGCATTATTAGAACCAGCCGAAACGTTGCGATCCAGAGTGGTTATCTGGATGTATTGAATGCCAGCGGTCAGCTGGTGTGGAGTGCAAAAAGCGCAGAGCTTGCGCCGCGCATCAGAGGCTTTATTGACCTTCCTACCAACTCGCCGGTGGATTCATCTACCGTGTCCTTTAATGTCAACTTTAACCCATGGATTTTAATGAATGCGTTGCCTGGGAACATATCTGACGATGGCGAGGTTGTGGGTTACTCTGGGCTTATTACCAAGTGGACAGGAACTCAAATCCAATGCCGATACGTCAGCAAAAAGCAGCCAACATATGCGCAGTCATTTGGCGTTCGCGGTGGTCTTAGGGTTCCCTATGCTCAATTCACCAACTACTAACTAAGGGGCGGAGCGCCCCTTTCCATTTGGCTAATCGAAAAAGCCGATCTATTATACTGTATATGTGTACAGCTATTTTAGAGAGATAGCCAGATGTTTGCCCTCGTCGATGCAAATTCATTTTACGCCTCTTGTGAGACAATTTTCCGACCTGATCTGCGAGGAAAACCTGTTGTAGTCTGCTCTAACAACGACGGCTGCATCGTTGCTAGATCTGCTGAAGCAAAGAAATTAGGCATAAAAATGGGCGATCCACTATTTAAAAACGAGCGTTTCTTTGAAGAGAAGGGCGTAGTGGTCTTTTCCAGTAATTATGCCCTCTATGCCGACATGAGCAAGCGTATGATGACCATCATGGGCGAGATGGCGCCGGGCCAAGAGATTTACAGCATTGACGAAAGTTTCCTCGATGTATCAGGCATTTCCAGTTGTATACCTCTTGAAGATTTTGGGCACCAGCTTAGAAATCGCATTAAAAAAGAAACGTTTCTCACCGTAGGTGTAGGATTTGCGCAAAGTAAAACTTTGGCAAAGCTGGCTAATCATGCTGCCAAAAAATGGTCAAAAACAAACGGGGTATTGGACTTATCCAGCCCGGTGCGACAGCGCAAACTGATGGCTCTGATCGATGTTAGTGATGTCTGGGGTGTTGGGGGCCGATTAACTAAAAGGCTCAACCAGATGGGTATTGAAACGGCGCTACAGCTGGCACAGGCCAACACGACGATGATCCGCAAACATTTCGGTGTGGTGCTTGAACGCACCGTTCGTGAGCTGAATGGTGAATCGTGCATCCCACTTGAAGAGCAGCCGCCCCCAAAGCAGCAGATCGTCACCTCCAAATCCTTTGGACAGCGCGTTGAGTGCCTAGAGGACATGGAACATGCCGTTTGCACTTATGCCGTACGCGCGTCAGAGAAGTTGAGAGAACAAAAATCACGTTGCCGGCTTATTACTGTTTTCATTGCAACGAGCCGCTACGCCAATGAGCCTCAATATGGCAACAGCGCTTCGATCACCTGCGAATATCCGACCGCCGACACGCGTGACATTGTAGCGTTTGCCATGCAGTGCCTGAAAAGCATATGGCGTGATGGCTATCGTTATGCGCGCGCGGGTATCATGCTCGGTGACTTTTACCAGAGCGGAGTCGCTCAACTGGATATGTTCAGCGAACATAGGCCACGACCTAAAGCCGATGAGTTGATGGGTGTGATCGACAAGATAAATAAAACCGGGCTGGGAAAGGTTTGGTTTGCAGGGCAGGGGATTGATAACCAGTGGCAGATGAAGCGCGAGATGCTTTCCCCGCGCTACACCACTTGCTTTAAAGAATTACCGATCGCTTACTGTAAGTGACGCATCACCCAAACCGGTCGCGGAAAGAATAAGACGAGACATCTTGCCCTTGGCCACTGAGTTGAGATCGCGCCCATCGGATGGATATTTCGCCCACTCCATCAACTCGAAGAGGTCTGGCAAATCAACGCCTTCACCAGAAACAACTTCCGTGTATAGGAACTGGTCGAATGGGGTGACGCAGTCAGTGCCATCTTTCGGGTCATTCTCATCCAGCCATACCTTGCGCGCAGCTCTCACTGCGTCGCGGAACGATCGAGACATCGATTGTAGAGATGACAGCTGCCAGCTCTGCTTGTACAAATCACGCGCCTGAATCACCTGACCGTGCGACTCTTCGAGCACGGCAATTCGCTCTTTAGCAGCGGCCAGCTGAAGGGCTGGTGTCTTTCCATCGTTTCGCTGGATTGTGACCGTGAAAGATCCCATCTCAGGCACTTGATACACCAGCTCATAATAGTTTGTGGCCCGTGTGTCCTTGAACTCCTTGGCGAACATCATTGCCGCCATACCTGACATCGGCCCACTACTGAGGAATTTCAAAAGCCCACCAGCAGGTGAGTCCATTTCATCGCGCATTTCCTCGGCTTGCTCATGCGCTTTGTGCGCGTACCAGCTGTTTATATCGTGGTTGAGAAGCTCTTCGGTTGGCACACCCTTTAGAAACGTCTCCATCAATGCCTGGCGATCGAGGGGACTGGTGGTCTCATGCTGCATCTTGTTCACTCCACGCAGTCTGGATGGTGCGCAGATGCTTCAAATGGCGCGCCTTGAAGCTGGTGCTCAACTGTTCATAGCCCCACACTAATTTTGCACGGACAATGTCGGCCAGACCGCCTTCCATCAGGCCGAAGATTTCATCCATCATGAACTCTTTTTCAGCGAGATAGATCGCAGCGAATCCGTGGTCATGCTCAACGATGGAAGAGGTGTTATGCAGCAGATCGCACAGCTTAATCACCATCGTTTCTTCATCGAGGCTATTAATCAGCGCGCGGCAGTTGATAACAAAACGCTGTATGCGGTTGCC